TACTTCATAAAAAACACCCCTAAAGTTTTATGTCTAACTTTTGGGGTGCAGTTCAATTTTGACACAACCTCTTGTTTAGATTAATAGATTAGAAGGTTTAATGTTCGTTGAATTGAACGGGGCAACGCCCATAACAAATATTCTGTAAAGCCTCATCTTTATATAGATAACTCCAAAACATATCTTGATCACCTCTTTGGAAGACCTCAAACTGATATTTATTAGGATCAATGTAAGAAATAGAAACTTTTCTGTCTGTTTTTTGCAAAAAAAGATCCGCGAGAGTGTCAATAACGTAAAAACTACATCCTTTATAGTAGAAAACAGCTTTAGTCCAGTGGTGACAAGTCAAACGGGGGACATAATATATTACAGAAATACTTAGATAGGGATATCCTTTCCTGTTTTCTAAATCATAAGGAGCTTCTTCCCTAATAGAAAAGTCAAAAGCTAAACAATCTTTGGTCTTTTCGTATTCCGGACATTCTCTAGTTTTTATTATGATAGAGTCTAATATGGGATATAACAGTTCACGGGGTTCATATACCTCCAATTCTTTTGTTATATAGTCTTTAGCCTTATAGGTTCTAACTTTTACATACTCCACATAAGGATGGCAGGCTGCAAATAGAAATATTCCACATGTTATTGATAAATAGCTAATTATTTGTTTCATATCATCAACCTTTTTTGATTTAATAGTGTCATGGCTTATACGTATAATATCTCCCTTGATTTAATATTCTAAATATGGCATTAGGGGAATGTTTTAAGATATTGGCAGCATGTCCCATATCTCCCTTTTCTCCTGATGGGTCAATAGCTCCTGGAGTTGGATGAATGTGATCCGCTCGAATGACTTGAAATCCTTTATTAATGTATTTAATTATTTGATGACTTCCACCTTCAACAGTAGTCTCATGATGGCTAGTTGACAACAAATTGACAGAATTGTCTTGAGTGTCTTTCATTAAAGTATTTGCCCACTCAACGCTTGTATTTTTATCCAGAAAATTCATTAAAGCTAAAGATTCTTTATCACTTCGAATTTCGTAAGAATGATTAGCATACGATCTTCCAGTTTTATGTCCTTCTACATCTAGATATGGACCTTTCATTGTCTTTGCACTCATATTTCTGCTTGCACCTGCTCGTTCATTTAAAATACCCTTACTTATTTTTATTCCGGTCTTATCTCCAGATGTATCGTAGTTCTTAACTGTTTTGACTGAATAACTACTTTCATTATATAGTACATCATAGTAATTACCGCCCTCATCGCTTACTATTTTTATATGACCTTTTTCATTAACCGTATATCCTGTATAGAACATGCCAGTTGGATCGATATATTTAATCGGATTATTTCCACAATACGTATACGGGCTCATTTCATAATACTTCTCTGTCAGTGGGTCTACTGCTGTAAATCTTCCTAATGCCGCATCATACTGCCTCGCCCCGTAATCATACCAGTTCAACCCCTTCTTTGTATCCAGTTCCTTACCGTTATACTTATAAGCCTGAACATTACCGTCTGCTGAAGCAAACGTGCCTCCGAAGGGATAGTAATGGTTTACCTCTTTCTTCTGTCCTGTTTGGTCTACAATCACACGGTTATTACCCTGGTGATCCTGCAAGTAGTAGTGATATTTCTTGTCAGACAACGTGATATATCCTGCATCGGTCAGCAACAATTTCTGCATCCCATTTTCATAGACCACATTCCCGCAATAGTCAGTCGTAGTGGTAGTGTTACCTATTTTATGGACAGTACGGAGTTTCGTGCCGTTCAATGCATAAGTATAAGTAATGGTACTACCGTCCTTAAACGTGACCTTGCTTGGCAAATTTAAACAATTATATTGAATATCAGTAATATCCTTATTTAAATCTTTCGTCATATTTCCATTCTTATCATAAGCGTACTCATCGGCCTGCTTCACGGCATCCTTGAATTCAAAGCCACCATTATAAGCTGTAGCTGTGGCAGCATCGTCCGTACGCGTTAGCTTGTTACCGTCCAGCGTGAACGTCAGGTTGTCGATCAGGCCGTAAGAGGAAGCTCCTGTGCGACCATTACGTCGGAGTGAGGTTATATTACTTTGTTTATTATACGTATATGAAGTACTGTAATTCGTACTGGAAATACCGTTCCATAAATAATCAGCGGAGGTCAGTCGGGAAAGTCCGTCATATCTGAATCGGTATCCGTGTAATCCCGTATCATCCGAAGCCTTCCAACTCATGGCGGAGATATTGCCATTGTAGCAGGGTGTGTTTCCACCATATGACTCGTTGTAATACAAAGTCTGATTGAACAATGTACCGGTAGATTGGCTCTTGAGCCATGAGCGGATGTTATAGGTATAACTTGTTGTAAGAGCAGACATGCCATGCCGCTTGCAACTTTTTATACGTCCCAAGTCATCGTACGTATTTTCTATGAGTGTCACCTCACCATTTGTGTTTAATTTATGTTTTGACTTTGACAGGCGGCCCGCATGGTCGTACTCGTATGTACATACTTCCGTCTGTGTAGCCTTACCCGTGGCTGTATGAACATGCTGGCGCTTCAAAGGATCGCCTATGAAGTTATAGGTAACGTACTCCACTTCAGTTCCTCCCAAATGGTTCGTTGTCCGGCTTTGGATGATACGTCCGCGCTCGTCGTAATAGAAAGCGGCGTAATCATATCCGGTCACTCCGGTAGCGTCCACGCGTGCTGTAACCGTTCCTGTCAGCAATCCTTTGCTGCTTTCCGTGTAGCGGGTCCCGTAACCTGAAGGGGGTGTGGTGTAGTTCAGAGAGGTGGGTACCCCGTGCTTGCCGATGAAAGAGTAGTCATCGTAGTAGTTCACTGTATACACTACAGGAGTCGTCAACGTGATATTCTCGGGGATATAACCATGAAAGGCAGTGCCTGTATCATCACGTCGTGCTTTCACATTGATTTCCGATAACTGTAAATCCTCGTAAAAATAGGAGTTGTGACAAGTTCCCGTCACTACCGGACGACTAAATTCATCGGAAAGGGAAAAGCTCCATTCTCCGCGGGCACGCTGTTCGCCGTCTTGCGAGAAGACCTGATGGCTTCCACGGTCATAGATGTAATAGATAGCATCACGTTCCGGAAGTTTCTTGTAAATGTAGCGGTGCAGGAAGTCATAGCGGTAAGAATAACTGCTTTGCCTATTAGAAACTCCTTCAGGTTCTCCCGGTTTGGGGTAAGGAACGGAAGGTGGGTAAACACCCACCAGATCATCGCGACTGTCATATTCATAATGAGTGAAATAGGGTTCGGAACCATCTATATGTCCCGCCAGGATTGTACGTCCCAATCCGTCTTTAAAATCATAAGCCTGATTTCCGTCTTCATCCGTAGTACAAACGCCCAATAAATCTCCGTAGGAAACCCAGCTGGAAAAATTGGGAAACGACTGAGGATTACGGGTAACATAGCGGTAGCTTACAGGGTGTTCTGCCCATGCCTCGCTTGCTCCATGTTCTGCAATCGGTCTGTTCAGAGGAGAGGCTTCGTAGGTGGTCTGCACATAGGGACGTGAATCACCGCTTGCCAACGAGCTTGCGCCGCTCTTCAGGGAGGAGATATTCATATAGCTGCCATTTCCTGTAGACTTGGCGGGAAGCCATGTTCGTAGCTTACGTCCCTGGTCGTCATATTCCTGTAGGGAGACGATATCTTTCTTGTCGGGGGTGATGCTGCGGTCTACTGTTTGTGAGGGACGGCCCAGGCCGTCATAGTATATCACCTGTTCACGGCAACCACTACGGTCGGCCGAGGTGTAAGTACGGGCACTAATGTAGTTCTGAGAAGTGCTTACCTGCGACATGCACAAGAGTTGGCACAATAAAAGTGAAAGTAATAGATATATTCGTTTCATAAGTGTGTACGGATTTTAGCTATTGGTTACGGTAATGATAGTCATATTCCTGCAAGACGCGTTTCTCGCTTTCCTGCATGATGTTGTTTTCGTAATAGTAATTTCTCTTCAGGCGTCCCAATTCATCGTACTCGTAATACAGGGTCTTTCCTGTAGGGTCGGTGACGGAGCTGACGCCTATTAACGGAAGATGCGTGAAAACAGTGACCTGCGCTTTTGAGAGGGACGTGTGTTTGCGCAAGGCTTTCAGTTTGGCTGCATCGGGAAGGGAATTCTGTGCCAGTGCAGAGGATGTCATGCCAAAAATGGAGGACACGGCGGCTTCTACCTGTGCCAGAGTGGCATTCTTGATCTCTGCAATAGGATATCGATCTCCATATCCCCATAGGTAGACCGTATGTAAGTTGTCTCTGGAGATTACTTCGCGGGGATTCCCATTAGGAGAGTAAGCGAGGATTTCGCTGTGGAATCTATTCGTTGCATAGCACTTTTGATAAAGTCGGGTGGGCAGTATTAATGTGTCTCCGCTCTGTGTGGGAAACTCTCCGAATTCACGTTCATAGCCATCGGAGTTACTTTGTTTTTTTGTCAGCACGGGAGCGATAATGTGTTTCTCTACCATTTTGCGGATTATATCCGTGGTAGTGCCGGTTTGTGACAATTTAGGATATTCCCAATTGGTTTCCTGTTGCAGCTTACCTGCAACGCGCTTTTTCTTTAGCATCCGGTTGCCGGAGAGATAGTTGTATTGCTCTGTTTCTGTAATACCTGTTTCCGATTCATCATAAATGGTTATGTCACGCTGGTAGAGGAGTGAGTGTCCGAGCAGTTGGTAGGTAAAAGTGTAGAAATCACCAAGGGTAGCGGTTTGGGGAACAAAAGATAAAGTTCCATATCGATTGGAATATTCCCAACCTTCCACTGATGCGCCACTGGGATGCCAAATGAGTGTTTCGCGTCGTTTCAGTTTATACTCCTGTCCGTCGCTCATATAGTCAGTTTGTTCTTTCAGCAAATTATAGCGATATTTCTCTCCCACATACGAAAGCACATTGTTGAAGTATTGCGGTTTCTCGAAAAAGGCTGTGTCATACTGCATTGCTTCGTAGATGTCATATTGATAAACGGTTTTTCCATTACAATTTTCGGGAGTATATGTAGTTGCTCCATCTTTCAGATAATAGACCGTGACTTCGGGATAGACCACTGCAGGACGGCCATTCAGTAACCGCTGAAAATTAAATGCGCTGAAAGTGCATTCCCATTCCCATTTAGCAGCAATGAGACCTGCTGATGGATCATAACTCATAAAGGGATTGTAATTGAAAGAACGATACTGTCCGGACGGATCAAGGCCGAGCACCATGTTTAGTACCGACATCGGAATAGGCTCTGATGATTGATAAGTCATATAGGTCTGAATAGTAGGATCTAAGGTTGGTTCACCTGCACCTGTATGAAAATAACGTCCTCCTATTCCACCATTTGCGTCATAATCAGTTTGCCCGTAGCAGTAGTGTTTGGAGTCACTTCGTACACCTTCTGCCGTATAATTGACGATTTCACGAATTCTGAAACCGGTAGCTTGGGTTTTGATACGTCTTTTTTTGTTGTGAATATAGTCACCGTCATAATCTGTAAACGTAAAGAACTCATGGTTCTCAAAGTGAAACTCTGTATAACCACCCGTCGGATAGGTTAGTTTGTTTAGCACACAATGAGCTTCTGCACTGCTCGGTGTTCGTGTATTGGCGTATGAATTGGAAATCCTCACTTTATCCAATGGAGACAGGTCATCTCCATCTTTGGGTACATCTACTACGTAAGTGGAAGAGGCAGCTCTGGATACATCGAAGCCGACAAAAAGATTCAGGCAGGCCACATTGTGAATATCGGAACGATAATTCAGGTTGCCCCAATGGTCTGTTCCTCCAAAGCTGGCGCTTGAAGATGTATATCCACATTGATAAGTCTCGGATGTAATGCCATTGCTACCAAGAAGTGTAATTTTGTCAAGAGTACTAAAAGGCAAGTTCCCCGATCCGTGATAGTGCAAAATTCCTTGATGTTGCTCCAGATTGATTTTCCGGATAAGCGTGCCGTTATCTCTGATGTTGATGGCTTTGGCATAGTTGTAATGCTCGCTGTCGCTGCCGTCTTGATAGTCGATGTTGATGGTTGTGCTGCCATAAGCTATGGAGGTTAAAAGTTTCATTTGATAGGCGTGCTGTTGCGTATAGGTTTGGAAAGTGACGTCAAACCTGTCCGGATCTCCATCCACTTCATAAATATGATGGAAACGTACCGCTGGTTCCACCTGTTGCCGTCCATAGTTGGAGCTGATACTCTTTCCATAGGCAAAAGTAATAAGCTCTGCGGAATGAGGTAGGCGGATTGAAGTCAGTTGCCAAGATACGTAGGCAGTACCATAAGGGGTAATGGTACATCCCGGTCCTGCAAAGGTAGTATCTGCGCCATCGAAAGAATATTCAATGCCTTGTTCGTCCACCACTTTAAAGGAATATATCTTACTGGCATCAGCCACGTGGGTTATCTTTACATCGCGTCCGCCTGAAACCACGTACTCGAGCTTGCCATCATACTTTATCCGGATGACAAAGTCGAAAGAACTGCCATCAGGCAGGGTGGCGGTAAAGAGGTCGTACTTTAAATTGAGTCTGTTCATGGTTGCTTCCGTAAAGTTACGGTAGGATTTACCAAACTGATCGGTATCCAGTTTGAAACCTGTAGTCTCATCGGGCATACATTCAATGCTTCGGGATATACAACTGCTTACAGATAATGCCCAACCATGGCCGAATACGTCGTAGTTATAACCTGGATGAAATGGTGTAGGATTATACTTCAGACTTAAAGGTAACTGATAGCCGTGGTGTTCGATATTGAACAAAGGGATGGAAATATCAGGCACTCCCATGGCTGGGTTCACTGCCACGTCTCCGTACATTTTGAAGGCCGCTGCCTGAGGAGAGGTCGGAACAGAAGGGGCAATGTATGGAAGCTCTGATCCTGCATGTATGGGGCTCAGAACGAATTGTACATTATAAACAGGCAAATAAAATATAGCTGAAAGTCCGATGAATAAAGCGATTGAAGGCTATTGAAGCACGAGCTGCAAACTCAAAACAAAATGTAACATGATCGAACATTGATGTAACAAGATTAAGATAAATCACCATAAAATTACGCTTTAAATATAACGTGATCAACAAATATGGTAGTTTTCCTTAGTTCCAGAAGTTTATTTTCTACTTTTCGATCTGCTGCGAATAATATGAGACTGTCTTATAAGCGCTCTACGAGTGCATACGGGGCTTCCCTCTGCAAGACCTGCATGTAATAGGGTATTCTTTTTCATACCAACTGTATTCGCGTCTAAAACCTCAAAAATAGCGCTAATACTTCCAAAGTAGAAATCTTTCTTCTCAAAGATCAAATGTACATGAATAATCTTATTCGATTCCATAATATGGTTATTTTTACTACAAAAATATTCCAAATAATTATAATATGGAAGTATTTTCAAAAAAAATATTCTGATTAAATACTCTTTTTGCCTTATCGTACTTATAATCATTTCTCTAATATAAATAGGGGCTTATAAACGTTAAATTATAGTTAAAACAGTATTCACCCGTACTAACACCCGTACAACACCCGTACATGATAAAAAACAATTTGTATATTAACACCCGTACAACACCCGTACAAAAGATGTGTTTTTTTTATAGTGAGTTTACCCCTATAATACATAGAAATAATATATAAAATGCACTTTTAGACTGCGAGTTATACCCTATAATACATGTAAATAAGAATGTTTTTGTTGCTAAAATATTGATTATTAATTGTTTATGTGTTTATATGTCGTATATTTGCCGCTGTGAAGGCTGATAAGTCGAAAATTATAGCGTGATAGAGCAGTGGTAGCTCGCAAGAATCATAGTCTTGAGGTCGCTGGTTCGAATCCAGCTCTCGCCACATGTTTTTTGAAGGTTATGATAGACTAGATTAAGTTCTAAGTTATCAAGGTAAATGGATAATGGATAACAAATAAAAACTCTCCTTTATACAATAGGAGAGTTTTTTTATCTTCTAACTATAATACTATTACAATCCTTTTTCGAAATATCTATTTTCCAACTGGATATAAGGACATTCAAACATTAGGCAATAAGCATAGTATGGACATTGGTTAAAAGGATAATGTTTCTCTTTTTCTAATCTCTCAATTTTTCTCTCTAACCGAAGAAAAGCTTGTTCGTAAAAGTTGATTTTCATAATAAAAAGAATTGAAGGTGAATAATGTGGATTTAAATCTAATACATGTTATTTTCTACTATATAGTTAGTATACAACAAAATTAAATATTAAATTGTTTATGCAATATTGGAAGTATTGTGAGATTTATTTATTGTCTGACATTTCCTTTTACTATCTATTCCTTTTGTCTCTCCTTCATATTTAGCAAGCCTCGCTGTTAAGTCATCTATTTCACATTCAGCAGATTCTAATAATTTAAATAATCTTTCAACCATTCTTCCTAATGTCTTATTGCTTATTGGAACATCTTCTTCGTTATCATTCAAGTCTTCTTTGTTATTTAAACTTGGTACTATGTTGCCGCTATCTGTATTTAAATCCTGTTTTGCATCATAAAGCATCGTACCTCGCCCAGTAATTAACCAATCGGCATTTAAGTCTGGATGAACTCGTAATATTTTCTCTATTATATCCGATCCAATAGAACCTTTATTTTTAAACATCTTACTAAAATAACTATTTGAGATATTTAACTCTAAAGCTAACTTGTTAAAAGTTAACCCTTTAATAGATATATATTCATATATACGATCTATCACCTTCGTATTATTTTCTCTTTTTTCTTGCATGATTCGTAAAATAGTTATATGTTTGCAGCATAATAAATGGTTTACAGCGTTCAAAGTTACGAATTAAACCTAAGAATCAAACAAAGGGAATAAGGTTTTAAAACATGTGATCAATCTCTTTTTGATCGATTTACATCAACGATGAAGAATGCTGTAATTATCAAGTTAACAATCTGAGAAACATTAAAATGTGAAATTATGAAGAAAATCGACTGGAATGATTCTAAAAAAAAGAGTGAAGCATATCAGAAACTTATGGAAATATTTGGCGTTAGCAAACCAACCGTAAGTCTTGCGATGAATTTTAAACGCAACACTTCTGATGCAATTAAAATGAGGCATATGGCTACCAGTGAACTTGGTGGAATACAATTGAGTGACGATCAAGAATCAGTCAGAACATCCAAGGTTAAAATCCTTGATTCTAAAGGAAATGTTATAAAGTGTGTTGAAGATAGCATCGTAACACTATAATATATAGGCATATAATATGGTCAACTACAAAGACGAATGTCAAGAATTGGCAAGGTGTCATGCTGAAATAGTTGTTGTCGATAGTTATGACGAGCGTGGAATTCCATTATTTGCCATCCGTACTATTACTAAAGCTATAGGCATGAAAAGTGGAAGAAACTCTTATTGGGGAGTTGCTTTTGACGAACCTCTAAGTGATGGATCGGATGCTGTAGCTTATAGTTTTGTGTTAGCGTATAGTACATCTCATGCAACGAATGATGAACGATTGAAAGCATATCATCCATCATGGACTCTTACCTCAGAAGATGAGAATATTCTTATAGAACGTAAACATCAAGCTTTAAAAGCAATCGATGAATTAATTGATTAAATATACACTTGATATGAAAACCTTCAGAAGACTTCAGAAAATAGCCTTTACAATAGGAATAATCTATGGTTTATGGCTTGGCATCAATATAAATGCTACAGATAAGGATGCAACATCTGCATTTGTAATTGTAGCCTTATCCCTTGTGATAATAATATCCATGTTTATACCGGAAAAAGAACCTGATTCAAATGGATAAACGATGAAGGTATCCTTTCAGAATAATACTGTTCATTAAATAGTTATTAACTGCTATATGCAGGACCCTGCTCTGGTTCGCGAGAATAGGAGTAGATTTTTCAAAACGAAACTTATAATATTAGGTATTGATATGGCTGTAATTTATAACGGTAAAATTGGCGTGTTTGCTAATGAATTAATTAAGAAAAGCCCCAAAAGTAGTATCGGTAGTGATAAGGGATTTCTTAGCGAACAATCATATTATATGATGGTTAAACGTGCCCAGCTTTATGTTTTACAGCGCAGTGCTCCTGGTAAATCTGCAATCATAGACTACGATACGATGAGGGATGATGTAAAAAAACAATATGTTGCAAAGAATGGCGATCCTCGCGCTCATCTTGCTGCTCAATTATGCAGGAATGTATTGGAGGACTCCATTGTTTATAGCACCGATGCGTTTGAGTATTATACAAATACTTATCGTTACGATGAGGATAAGAAACTGCCTCCCACCAAGATCGATGAATATACCATGAACGTTCGTGTTATTGAAGCGATTCTTCGCGAAAAGGAAGAGCATCGTTCTCAGGCGATTGGAAGTAGAGAACGGGTACCTGTGTGGGAACGCTTGTGTAATTTGAGTAACGACCTTCTCACGTTACGTGATCCGCTCGGAAAGCCTCTTTTTCCGCATACACTGCCAAAGAACGCTTCATCTCTCAGGCGTAAGTGTTGCCAGTATGAGGCTGCGCGGAAAGTAAGTCAGGAAGAGGGCTTTCGTTCTTTGATCCACAAGAATTACGGTAACAAGTCAGCAGCCGCGGTTCAAAGTGAGGATGAGGAAGCAATCATGCATAAGCTAATATCTCTTCATAATAATCTAAACAGCAAGCAGATTATGGATGAATATAATAAAGTGGCTGAAATAATGGGATTTAAGGCTATCAGCAGCCCGGTCACAGTAGATAGTTATAAGAAAAAGATGGAACTGACAACCATGCAGGGACGACGTGGGAAAAAGGCCGTCGCCAACACGCGCATGATGCAGATACATCGCACGGCTCCGACGCAAGCCCTTACTTATTGGACATTGGACGGATGGAAGGTTGAGCTGTTGTACCAGAAACAGGACATCAGGTCAAAGAATGAGAATGGAAATGAGAAAAGATACAAAGTTACCACTTATACTCATCGTAAGACCGCTGTCATTGTATTGGATGCCAGTTGTAAGTATCCTGTTGGATATGCTATTGGAGACAACGAGTCTTCCTCCCTGATCCGTGAAGCGCTTCGCAACGCCATTCGGCACACGAAACAGCTGTTCGGCAAGCGTTACAAACCTCTGAACTTGCAGAGTGACAATTATGGTAATGGAAGTATAACGCCTTTTTATCAGGCCATGTCTCATATCTACGTGCCGGCAGCAAAGTTTAATGCAAAAGCGAAAATCATAGAGCCGTATTTCCGCTACTTGAATGTAGAGTATTGTCAAAAGCAGGCTAACTGGTCCGGATATGGAATCACATCCCGAAAAGAGAACCAACCCAATCTGGAGATATTGAACGAACATCGCAAGATGGTTCCGGATGAAGCGACTTGCATCGGGCAGATAGAAGCCATGATGGAGGCGGAACGGGCAAAACATCTGGAAGCGTTTATGGCGGCTTGGGAAAGAACCGGGGATTCTTACAAATTGCCTTTCAGTGATGAAGAATATCTGTTGTTAATGGGAGAAACCAGCGGGCGGACCAACCATGTAAATGGCGACGGCCTTCGTCTGGAGATTCAGGGCGAGCGTATTAATTACGACACCTTTGATATTTCTCTGCGGGAACATTATAACGAAGACTGGATAGTCCGTTATGATCCCGAAGATATGAGCCGGGTACTTATCAGCAATGCGGTACGTAAGGGGTTGAAAGATGCGGGCAAAGAAATAGGAAACCTTCGCTACATGATGCAGCGCTGCATGAAAGTTCCAATGGCCCTGACCGATCAAAAACCGGAGCACTTTGAATACCGTAATAAAGTGAAAGACTTCAATGATAAGCTAAAAAAGCATATCGTGGATAAAGAAGAACGCGTTGACGAACGAATCAAATGTATTCAGCAACGTATTCCCGAGTTAATAAACAATACTCTCCTTGACCGTTACCTGATAACAAACAGCAGAGGACAGCATAAGGATGAACGTGAAAGGATGAGAGAAGAAATCCACGAAGCGGAATTTGAAGAGCTCACTTCCCGGGATATGCAGCCGGCTTCCCTTTACGACGATGATGATTACGAATTCAATCAAACTGATATGCAGTTTTCAAGATAATTAGAATAACCTTTAAAATCATATTAAAATGGACATCCAAGGATTAAAACAATACGTTGAGAGTCTTATCAAGCGTGGCGCTTCAGCCGCTGAAATATCACGTAAGTGTGGAATCTCTGACGCGGCAATGTCTCAGTTTAGAAGCGGTAAATATGGAGCCAGAGAAGATAGTATTTCCGAAAAAATTGCGTCTGCATTGAATTATTATGAAAATACCTGGAAAATTGTAGACACCGTTACGAGTTATCAACAGATACGCACAGCCTTTAATGTGGCAAAGCGCAATCGCAAATGGATATGCATATCTTCACGCTCAGGAAGTGGTAAAACCCAGCCGCTGGTGGACTTGTATAACCTCAGTATGGATAATTCGGTCGTTTATCTCAAATGTCGCAAGTGGACAGCGCGTAAATTCCTTACGAAGCTCGCGGTATGCCTCGGAGAAGCTGTAACCCGGTATATGGATAATGATGATCTGCTTGAACTGGTAGTTGCGCATTTTAACCGTATGGCCGACAAGAATCCTGTGCTGATATTGGATGATGCGGGTAAATTGTCACACTCCGCCATCTGTACTTTTATTCCCCTGTATGATGACACTATACACCGCCTGGGTGTTCTGGTTGCCGGAACGGAGACGCTGGAGCGTAATATTAAACGCCATGTTGGACGTATCGAAGGATATGATGAAGTTGATAGCAGGTTCGGTCGGAATTACATTTCCCTGTTGGGTGCCACAAAAAAGGATACTTATGCAATGTGTGCGGCTAACGGTATTACGGACAGGGAAGCACAGGCTTATATCTGGGGAAAATTAGACAAGCAGTTGAAACAACCGGTAGAGGGAAAGAATAGTAAGCAGGTGTATTTCTGCGACGATCTTCGCGAGATTGCAGTAATGATCGAAAATGAATTGATTCACCAACAGCTTCAGAATGGAGAGATAGTATGAAAGTGCTGAGTTTGAAGAATGTCGAAGATATGAAACATGATCCTATTCCTTTCGAAGGTGAATGGTATCAGGCTTTCGGAAGACCGGAAAGGTCCGGCAGTTGGATAATCTATGGTAAATCGGGACAGGGAAAGACTCATTTTGCGTTGCTTATGGCCCGGGAATTTGACAGGATGGGATTTCGGACGATGTTTATTCCGTTGGAAATGGGATACTGTAAAGACTTTCAGGAAGAAATCTGGGAGGCCGGAATACGAAGCGGTATCAGCAAAATTATATTTAGCGACAGTTGTGATGGTATTAAGGACCTGGATGAATACCTGAGCCGCCAGCGTAGTCCTGATGTCATTTTTATTGATTCAATACAATATTTTGCCGCACAGTGTGGTGTACGGGCCGAGGATGTAATTGCCCTGCGCAAAAAGTATAGGAATAAGATATTTATTTTTATCTCCCATGTGGATGGTAGGGAAGTTGACGGACGGGTAGCCTACGACGTGAAGCGTGATTCTTTCAAACGAATTTACATAGACAGTTTTAAGGCAACTTATATGGGACGTGGCAGGGGAGGCCCCAAAGGGTATTACATCATATGGGAGGAAGGATATCAGAAAAGAAGTTTGGAACTATTAAAAAACAAGGCATATGAAGACAACAATGAATAAACCGATTAGCAATTTGCAGATCAAGGCTGTACATGCCACTCTTGGCAAGATCGGCATTAATGACTCTGGTGAACGCCATGAATATCTCAGTCAGTTTACTGGCCGTACCATCAACAGTGTTAAGGACATGTCTTCGCAAGAGGCTAATAGAATTCTTTCCGTGTTGAAAAAAGAACCGGTAGACCCGGCCAAAAGAATTATGTCGCAGGAGGCGCGCAATCTGGTCGGTGAGATATATGCCCTATCTTTTAAAATTCCATTTCTGAATAAAGACTACTCGGAACTTGAAAGCCCCGAAGATGTTGAAATGAATAAAGCTAAAATCAGCTCATGGACAAAGAAATATTCAAAATGCCGGAAACCTATTTCCCGTATGACGGTAGATGAGTTGTATGCGGTAAAGATACAGATGCGTGATATAATCACGGCTATCAAAAGGAAAGGAGGTGTACAATGAAGGGATATAGCCGCCGCTATTCTCCTTCCGCCACGGAATACCGTACCGATCTGAAAGAAAAATTTGCCATCAGCGAAAGTCGTATTTGCATTTATCGGGAAAAGTTAATGATGGGTATCAGCGCCTTGAAACCTGCCGAATATGACCGTCTGCTGGATGAATATCGCGCAGAACTGATACGACATGATCGTCTGGAAAGGGAAAATATGGCTTTGGAGCATAAAAGATACTTGGATAAAGACCTGAGACGTCTAAGGAATCAAGAAAACAGGGAAAGAATTAATTATTAACCAATATAAATTATCGAATATGGATTTATCAAAATTAACAGCAGAAGAGCGTGCTGCACTGAAGGCGCAGTTGGATGCCGAGGAAAAAGTGGAACGTAACCGTATTGAACAAGAGCGCGAGACGTACAAACAACTGGTGGACGCCACCGTCAAGGCATGTGTGACAAAACTCCAAAAACTTTCATCCGAAATGATGCGCAATAAACAGGAGGTTTTTAATGAGTTTGCCGCAGTAATTAATATGAAAAATGAGCTGTTTAAAGTGAAAGGTGACCGCCAAAGTGACACCTTTACCACTTCGGATGGCGTGATGCGTATCACGTTAGGCAATCGCGTAAACGAGGGATGGGATGATACCGTAGAGGCAGGCGTTGAGATAGTGAAGGAATATCTGGGTACACTGGCCAAGGATGAAAACAGTGCCAATCTGGTGGATACTGTAATGAGCCTGCTCGCTAAGGATCGAAAGGGTGCGCTGAAAGCCAACAAAGTACTGGAATTGGAACGCCTTGCTGTAAAGACGCAGGATACCCGTTTTATTGAAGGTATAAATATTATCAAGGCGGCTTACCGCCCTGTTCCTACCTGTCAGTTTATCCAGGTGGAAATAAAAGATGAACAGGGAAAGGCCATGAATCTTCCACTGTCACTTTCCGCAATGTAACATGAAGGTTTTACGGAAATCTGTAATACCTAACAGTGAGTCCCAATGGATGAAGGAGCTTAAGACGTTTATTGCTGACCTCTATGATCCGATAGAGGTCAGTCCTACCCCGGAGGCTTACGATGTGTTGAAAGAACATATTGATAATTATATATCTCATTTGCGGTATTACGGCATGATAAGAAGCGATGTCAGAACAGAGCTTCGGACAGATGAAGGAAAAACGGTTGTACATATCTTCCGTGGTCATCGAATGATAATAACCTATTATATAGAATGATATGAGCGAGAAACGTAACGGCGTACTCATTACGGCGCCTATATTTGGAACAGGCAAAGAGGTGGTAGGCGAATTTACCGGATACTCTTGTGGACGTTGCCAGGGAAATGGATATTACATTGATCCGGATATTATTACTGAGCGTGTAAAAAAAATGTGTCCTTCGTGCGGTGGCACAGGGAAAGTGAAAGCAGTCGTTACTATCGACTGGATACCTGATGGAGATTTGAAACCTTACTTTAAAAATGAATAGCCAAAACAAATTTAGCGATTTCTTGTCCGGTTCTTGAGCCCAAGCCGAGAAAGGACTACATTAACCACTTCCGACAGGCAAAACCGATAGAAGGTGTTTACTTTACCGTTTTTGCAAAAGAAGTTCTTGAAAAGCGCTCCAGACGTAAGTCTGCAAACTATGCGGCTGTTTATGATGCAATCATCAAGCATATAAACAACTTTTCGGAAGAGTTTGATTGTGATATCTTTACCAATTCTGTAACGGCTGAATTCCTGGATGATTTTATTATATATCTGGAAGATCAAGGGTTAAGGCATAATACCATTGTCGGATATATCCAGAAGATTCAGACACTTGTTCGTAGAGCATCACAATACAACTATGCGGTAGATAATACTTATGATGAGATTGATCTGCAATGCGAGCCTACCAATGCTGTATTCCTATCAATGAACGAAATCACAAGAATATACTACTATAAATTTGAAAAACAGGATAAACGGAAGGCTAAAGAGCGAATAAGAGACATGTTTGTCATTGGCTGTCTTACAGCTCTTCGCTATTCTGATTATTCAAGATTGACCAGTCAAAATCTGGTAGATGGTTATATTATGATTAGAACAAAAAAGACTAATGTAGATGTAAAGGTACCGGCACATGATTATGTGAAAGAGATATTTAAAAAATATCATGGATTTATACCAAGCGGTTTGTGTATTCAGTACTTTAACAAGTATCTGAAGGTGATAATGAAAGAGATTGGATTAAATGACCCGGTTACTTATTCATTTACCCAAGGTGGAAAATTGATTACTGTAACAAAGGAGAAGTGGCAACTTATCAGTAGTCATACTGCGAGAAGAAGTGCTGCAACAAACATGTATCTGACCGGAAGAATGAAAACATTGGAAATCATGAGACTTACCGGGCATCGGAGTGAACAAAACTTCTTTAGATACATCCGCCTGACAAATGATGATACCGCTAGATCGATAAGCGGGGATATGTTTTTTAGAAAGTAAAAAATCTAAGTTTTACGAATAAATATAAAGATATGAGTAAGATGGATATTTCAACCCCGAACACTGCATTTGAAAATCTGCAAGATGGTGCAATACTGTTATTTCAGAAAAATTCTGATGGAACATTCTCACCTATTTCTTTGGAAAGGTCACACGGAAGATTGATACAAGGAATACTGGCTGAATGTAGTAAAGAAAATCCTCTTTGTGTTCTCAAAGAGGTTAGACTAAAGCAATTAACGTAATACTAAGTAGTAATGAAGAAAAGAAATACAAAAAAGGAGAGTTTATATGTCGTAGGCAGAAATCTTCTGACAAGTCTTTTTCTCTCAAAGAAAGCTACCGGCTTGCCTACTTTGAGGTAATGAATAGACCAGCATATATTATCCGTAAACGGAAGATTAACAACGTTGTTTATGTTGGCAGGAATAAAAGAGAAGCCGGTAGACTTCTCAAATTCCTTAATAAATAACCCTCAATACTATAAAAAAAATAAATTAAAATGGATATAAAGAACGTAGGACAGCTTAGGAAAGTTATTGAAAATCTTTCTGATGATTACACAATAGAAATGCGTGTTAGGCGAACACTATCTGACGAGGAATTGAGAGGATGCCTATATCCCTATCCTTATGATACAGAGTACTTGACATTAGAATTTGATGGTATAGGCGTGTCAGACAAAGTGCTATGTCTGGGCGTAACATCTAAACAACAAGAATAAAAACCGAAGTTTAACGAATAAAACTAATCAATATGAAAATAGAGACTAAATTTAATATTGGTGACAAGCTCAAGTTTACTAAGGATGGAGACCTGTTAGAGGCAGAAGTAATTGCCGTAGAGACTTTAAACAAGTCGGACGTATCGTTTATAGTTTATGTTTTTATGACTAAAGATGGAAGGTTTTTCCGACGGTATGAATATGAATTGAGCGATTTAACTTCATAACAGAATAGATATGGAACGAATTAAAGAGAAAGCTAAGGCTATTTGGTATATTCTAAAAGGTGGTCAATACGCCGTATATGTTATAAATAACGGATATGTAAATAAGGAGACAACACCCAAAAAGGCAGCTTGTCTCATTTCTGACAATGCTTCTGATATGTTTTTGGAAACAATTGTAGAGTTTACTGACAGATATAGAACTGATAGATTATCTGAAAAATAGAATTATGGAAATAGATAAACGATACAAGACTTCTTCAATAGGAATCTATAATAGGAATGTCTTTGAATGTCCCGAATGTGGAACAAGCATTCTCAAAGATTACTATAAGCATATATGTGGGATTGCAGAAGCTCCCGTTGGGATTGTCTCTGTAAAAGAGTGCCCGACATGCTTTACGAAGTACTACTCTCATTTATCCGAAACGGACTATAGTCTGTTTCTACATAGCATAAAGGAAGGCGAAAACTTACATTTTAAACTATAAGTATATGAAAAAGATAGTTGGAAAAATATATGTTTATAAGGTATTACCGCCTTTTAAGAATTGGTATAGTATAATGACTGATGATGGCTTAAATCGCAGTAATATCATCATTGTTGGGAAAAAGCAATTACTGAAAGTCGCTTTAGCACTAATTGTCATGGTGCTATTTAATAAAAGGACTACTATAAACAAATTCAAAACTATAAAATCATGAATAAAATAAGACTAATATTTCGTTGGTTATTCACTCCTCTGTGGATTGTACTATTTTTTGTGTATTTGCTTATATGGTATATACAAATGAGTTGGTACTATTTCAACTTTCAAGATTATTGGGATGCTTTTCTAATATTATGGGATAAAATAATGCTATTAATGAGATTAAAAACTATACAGATTTGAATGATATGGAAATCTCTGAAAACCATTATATAACAGACCCACAAAGAACGCAAAGTATATTTGATTATACTATTGAGTTTTGTACAACTTGTGATAGAGAAATGCAATTTGATATTCAAACTGGACAATGTGTTCTTTGTGGTAGTGATAATCCTTTTGGCTTATTAGAAGAACATACCGATAAAGAATGGGATGATTACTATCATAACAATAAACAGAAGACACAAGTGTGCCGACTAATAAAAAAGAAAAGAAATGAAAATTAATACAGATTTTGATGTAGGTGATAGTGTATGCTATCTAAGTGGAGACAATATTTGCTATGCAAATATTAGTAAAATAACCATTGAAATATCGCATGAGGATAGAGGCTTTTTGATGGTTTATAAGCTTTCTGACGGATTAATTGTCCCCAGAAACAATTATCCACAATGGGATAAAAGACTTTTTAGAGATAAGGATAGTTTAATAAAGTATTTATCAGAATTATGAAACAAACATTAGAAGAGGCAGCCATAGAAGGTGCTAAAGGATATAATATAGTTGGGCAAACTATTTATAAATCCGGGTTTAAAGCCGGTGCAGAATGGAAAGAAAAGCAATCCCCGTGGACGTTGGTAAAAGACAGATTGCCTGATGAGAGTGAACTTGTACTTTGCCGAATGGTATCCAATGAAGCCATTGTTAGTGGATTCATATTTATCTCTCCTGATGGATTGCCGTGTGTCGCAACCCTACCTAACTTTGAATTTGACGACTATAGTGGGTATGTGTGTGATATGTGGATGCCGATACCGAAGTTTAACGAATAACTAACAAGGAATGAAGAAGAAATTAGTAATAGAAAAGTGCTGCAATTGCCCTTTTTATAAAAGGATTGCTGTTAAGAATGAAGCTTTAAAAGCTGTTTGCTTTGGCAGAAATAAAGTGTATTACTTATTGAATGATACCGAATCTTCTATACCAGAAGATTGCCCTTTGGAAACAATAGAAGAAAGTAATTAATGTATAACTAAATAGAAATGAGATAAACCGAACCTTATAAAATCGATAGTTGATCTTTGACGTATTGGATTTACCGCTTAATGTTATACAACATACAAATATTTGTAGTATTCTCTTTGATAGTACAAATATTTGTAGTATATTTGCATCATAAGAAATAAAACAATAAACAATATGAGCAAGTATTATCAAATAAACGGATTAAAAGTAAGAGTTTCAGATCATGAGCCGAATACCTCTCTTAGAGGTTCAAATGACATCTACCTTTATATAAGGTCTGCATGTAATAAGCTTCTTTCTATTGAAAGCCAAATAGAGGCTGTGTGTGAGAAAAGGGGATATGAAATTTCTGACTTTCAAGAAGTAATAAACGATTGGAAAGATGGTACTTATGATATGCATACTTTCGAGAATGCTAATGAAGAAGTGGATGATGATTCTCCCTGTAAAGTTATTCCTGACCTGATTGCTCAGTACCGTACAAGCAACGATGAAAAATTGAAGGGATATTCGTTGTCACGGTTTGCCAAGCATTCTGAAGTTAAAGCCTTGTCTGAAAAGACTGGAGTGTCCCAAAGTTATATAAAGAAATACTTTAATATTAGGTGATATGGATAAAAAAAATTACAGAGAAGTATTAGGACAAGCATTGCAAGCATTTAGAGAATCAAAAGGTCTATCAAAGTATGCAGTGGCACAAAAAGGACAAATAAGAATAGAACAAGTTAAAGCCGTAGAAGAAGGAATAACAAACTATACGATAGATGTCTTTTTAGGTTATATCTGTGGGGCTGACTTGTTCATGTATTTTGCAGAGAAAGATAAAAAAGAAGGGATTGATTTTAAAGAGATGCTGGAAAAAGGGAAGGAAAATCTACCTAAACAAGTTTAACTAACATAAGGCGGTAAGTTCAACACTTCACCGCCTTTTTTGTGTCCGGGCGGCAACTAAGTTCGGACATTTATTTAACGTATAATAAGTAATTATGAATGAAAGAGAACGTATAGGCCAGCGTATAGCTGAATTGCGAAAAGAGAAAGGTATTTCCCAAGCTAAACTTTCCGAATTAACCGGAATTGGATCCGGACATATTGCGCGCATAGAGCTTGGGAAATATAGTACAGGAATTGATACTCTTGCTAAAATTGCAGAGATATTAGAATATAAGATAGACTTTGTAAAAAAAATAGAATCAAGAAGTAAATAACATTTAGGCGGTAAGTTCAATCTCACCGCCTTTTTTGTGCCTGGGCGAATAGTTCGGGCACTTTTTGTTTAACGTATAATATAAAGTAAGGAGGTTTATTATGGAAGAGCTTAATTATGTGGCTTTTGATAAGGATAGTTTTACAATTAAAATACATGCATGTGATAATCCTGTTGAAGCTTGGAATAATCTTGTAAGAGCCTTGATATGGTTTATTGGTAATGAGAATCCTAATTTTACAACTCCCGAGGATTATCGATTTAGAATATATGAATTACGTTCTGCTCTTTTATCAACATGGTAAACTATGCAAAAGATGGGTGAATAAACTCAAAATTTCATTTGGATTTCTTGATGAATATTTGTTATTTCGCAGTATATGAACATTTAAAAACATTGATTATGAGAAAAATTTTTGCTTTGTTAACCGTGTTATTGTTAATTAGTTGTATTTCCGATAATGAGCGAATGTATAACCTTATCAAAGATGATATAAGAAACAATGTTCCGGCTCATTGGGAATATAAACCTGGCGACTTTAAAACTATTGATAAACTGATGTCTTCTGTATATGATACGAAAGAATATTGTAGTTTATACGCTAAAAAACTTTCTTATGATTCTATTTTTATTGCAGATTCAATATCCGAAATAGAAGCGATAGCAGCAGGTGACAATAAAATACTTCCTAAAGGATATTTTTCTATTAGGATATTAGGTATGCCATATGAACGCCTCGAAAAAGAGAGAAGTAAAATGAGTGCAAAATTAAAAGAATTAGAGAAGTCTTATAGACCTCATTTTATCGGAAAAGCAGTTTTGCATGATTATGTTTGCAGTACTGATTTTGGAGACTCAATTTATTGTTGTATGTATGTTTTCGATGAAAATTATAATATCATATCTAAAAAGCAAATACAGCAAATGAATGATTACGAGAAAACTATTTTTGGTATTCAAGAAGATTAATCGGTTTATGTAAATAACAATAATACCCTTGCCAAAATGGCCAAGGGTATTATTTTATGGAGAATCTCTTCCATATCCTGATGTGTTATTCTTTTATTTCGCATCGTATATTGCTTCCATGTACAGCCAAATCTTTCCTTGTGGTGCATCTTCATCCATGAAGTAAAATTTGTGAGCTGCCTTGATGATTTGCTCTTCCTCCAATACCGTGCAGGTATCTGCATAAAATCCGTTAAATGCGACGTATTTGTCCCATTTGGTTGTTCCTGCGGGATATGCCATACCTTTGGTTGCCGATTCTATCTGTTCAAGCGTCCAGTAAGGCCCTTCACACTTCTTTCCCATCCGATCGGTATATCGGATCATGGACACATCATGTATGGCGAACGATTCATTGTAATGGTTTCCATAGAGGATACCGTGTTGCTCACGCATAAATTCCCAATACATTTCAGGATGGTCCCGTTTAACCAATTGCAGCATCTCACTGACGCCGGCAATGCTTTTCCACATAATTTTTTCATTGGTAAGCCCTGCATTCTTGGCTTCTTCCAACATCTCGCTATATTGCTTCATAATCAACAATTTTTGCAGCTACCAAAACGTGGCAGCGGTTTATATACGTTTTTCGTTATCACCGGTGTAAAGTTGGCCGCTTTTTGGGGTTGCTCCTTCTTTTCATCCTTACCTTTGTTTACTTTATCTTTTCCCATAACCTGTTATACCATTTTTGTAAAACAATGAGTACCAATCCCCAATAAAAGGAAAGGTAAGCGACGAGTAGTGACAATCCGACGGCTAATGGCAGGCTGCAATCTTCCATCCACAGAGCCGTAAGCGCGGTCCAAAAGGAGCAACATTTCGGGCATTTAGCAATTTGTGAAACAACTTTCCCGATGGCTTCTGTGAGTCCTAGGTGTTGTGCCAGTGTTGCCGCTGCCATTGCCGCCAGTGCTGTCACTACGTGCATCATGCTACCGTGAGCGTCAACGGGGTTTCACTTACGAATGTTCTTCCGCATTGCTGGCATCCGGATACGGCTACGATGTTGGAGGTATTGCCCGCCGTTACAGTAACTGACGTAGGTGTAGTTGCCGAAAAAATCGGAATAGTGAAATCCTGCGACAGGGGCTGTTGCTTCGTACAGCAGCATCCGCCATTGCAAGGTACGTAAGAGATAATGCCTTCCACGTGGATAGTTGCCACATACTGACTTGTTCCAACGTTTGCGAGCGCTTTCATGGAAAACTTCGGATCGAACACCGGAGCATTCTCCGCACAAGTTGGAAAACACAATCTCTGTGTGATGTTGACTTCTACAAAGTAGGGCGAGGCTACCGATCCGGCAGCCAAAACCGGAGTAATTACTGCCGGCTGGATTCTGTTACAATTACAGCTCATAATATAAATGTTTTAATACCCCCTATTACTTGTTCTCTTCTGCGCCGGGAGTGTCAGGCTCAGATATTTCCGGATACAATACCTTGTAGATTGCATCCACTTTTTCGTAGATTGCAACCACGTCATTTGACAAGTCCACCACATTCTGGTTGATCATCTCAAAGATGTTGCGCGGTTGTCTGGTCTGTTCGTTAGCCATATTGTTTATTTTAAGAATTTGTTGACAAAAAAGTTATTCTTATAGTTTACAAGTGCATGCGCTAGTTTGCTAGCCGTAACGAGTATTCCACTGCGATACTTGTCGTTGACAAATTCGTAAGCGGCTTTTTCAAGGTCTTTCACCTGTTGCTCATCATCAGCATACACATAGATTGTCACTTTGTATGGTTTCATCATTGCGGTGATGGTATGGGCGGAACATCAACCGGCGGCATGGCTGCGGCGACACGTGACGCATTGCCCCTCATTCCCTGTATAAAGTCCCATGCCTGCAACAAGTCTTCCCTGTTTTCCTTTACCCAACCGAACATTGAATTAACACTCTGCGTAGCTCTTTGCATGGTTGTGGGTGGTTGGACGTCAAAGTCCGGAAGTGAGGCAATATCCTCAGCAACGAACTTGTACAGTTTCTCAGCCTTGTCCACGTCATTTCCGCAAGCTTGCAGGCAGCTGATCTTCAATGCTATCTTAGAGGATGGGTTGATCATTCCGAGATTTATTTTACTTTTTCCGAACATAGCTTTTCGCATAAGGAAAGCAGCATATCCGGCTGTTTTTCCGGTATGCCGCTTTCAAATGATTACTCACCGTTACCGCAGGTGTCACATCCGCACAGGCGTGAACCGGAAACGCGGGCTACGCGCAAGTAATTGCAACCACCGATGGCGGAGTTTAATCCATTGCCACCTCCGTTGTTGAGCAGTGCAAGAGCTTCTGCGGTAGCAAGCGCACTTGCGGAGCCTCCCTGTGCCGTAGCTCCGGTCAGGTTGCGCAAGGTCTGTGTCACGTCCAGATTGATGCTGTTGCTGCGGGCGTCATCCTGGATGGCGCGTGCTGCAAGAATATCGATTGCGCGTGCATTGCCGGCAGCTGCGTTTTCGGCGGCTCTCATGCGAGCTTTGGAGGCCTGGTTTACGCCCCATCCGATAACCAGCGCGCCAATCAGTGCAGCGCCTCCAAGTCCGGCGCCCAAGCCTATGCCTGTAGCGGCCATACCGCGACCGTGACACCCATAACCACAGCCACAACCATAATTTCCACGTCCATCACGTGCGGTGTCCCACATCGCGAGATCTCCAGAAGTAAGATAATTACTTTCCATATAGAAAAACTTTGTTTCACGATCAACATTAACCGTGGCGCAAACATACTCACTTATCGCGATGTCTGCGAGACTTCACTTCCGAGCCTCTTCCTTACTCGTTCCAAATAGATTCGGACCATTGGGGATGTAATATTCCTGCTAAGCAGATGGTGTACTCCCCGTGGTGTCCGGTTTAGCAATATGGCTGTTTGTGTCGGGTATAATCCCGCTTCTGCAAGCAAGACTACCAGGACATATCGTGCGTCCGTAGTCTCCATGTCCTTTTCGGTACCCAGGATGCTTTCTTCCGAAACCTCCGTCTCCTCTGCCACCAGTCTTAGTAATTTTCCGAAAACCTCACTTTTATACATAATTATCCGGCTTAATAGTTAATTATTACCGATGTGTGAACATAAACACACCGATCTGCGTTAAGAATCAATCCTCAACGTCAGACCGGTGTGTCGTTTCGTTTTTTACGTGGCAGTTAAAAATGAAAGCGTTGAGGGTTTTTCATTTAATCACCCTCCTTTTTGCATAAGTATTAAATCTTTAGTATATTTGCATTCAGTTAGTTCTCAGGGTATGGTAAAAGGTCGTAGTTCAAATCTTATCAAGTTGCGTAACGAGGCGCTATTGCGTCGTTATTATTATTGGACGGAAGTCCGCCGGCGCCGTTTTGATGACACCTACCGCATTCTTTCCGAGGAGGAGTTCTTCCTTAGTGTAGACCGCATACGTGCAATTATCCATGCCAATATAGGGATGCTTGACAATATGGAGATTAAACCTGCCCCCCGATCTCGCCGGGTCCATTCCGACCGCCAGTTATCCCTCTTCAAGGATTAGTTGTTCTTTCACCTTGCATTCGTAAGTATGTTCATATACTTTAATCCCTCTAGGCATCGTATAGTTTCTGCTGGAAGTTCTCAGAAGCGGACCTGTCGCTCCTTCCGGACGGAACATCTGCAATAGTTTGTTTACCTGCGTACTCTTTTGTATGCGTTCCTGCGCCTTTCCTGCGGTTCCGCTGGTATAATGTGTGTCGTCATAGCAGTCTATTGCCAGTTTCACGACCACTTTGCATATACCGCTCTGAATGCTTGCTCCGATCCCTCCCAAGGTTGTCCATGTACATGTGGACGCATCGATGAGCACCAGTGGGAATGTCAGCGGATATGTTTCCGAATCGGCATCTTCCCGGTATAGCATTTCAAGCTGGCCGTAATCTTCATCCACCTGGCCGTTGAGCCAGTCTATCTTTTCTGCAATGCGACTTTGAATGTCGCCGAATAATGTCTCTGTCATTTTTCCCAAATTTTTTCAAGTTCATTTATTACCGTTGTTCTCACTATTTCATCCAGTTCTTTGCTCTGTCCGATGAACTGCCGCTGTGGAATCTTCGCCTTTACTTTCAGTGTGGATTTTCTGGTCAACGCCAGTCGCTTGTATTTCAGGGCTTCTTCCGGAAGATTTTCTTCTTTCTGTTTACGGGCCTTCTTTCCCGTTTTCTTTTTAATTCCCGCCAGGTGGTAGTATCTTGCCCAGAAATACTTTCTCATCTTTGGCGTCACCCTCGGATTGCTTTCCACTATTCCGCCTTTGTTATGTATGGCGGCATAGCTCACCGGATTGCTCAGAATTACTCTGACTTTAGTCCCATCCACCTGCACTTCGTATTCGTTGCTTCTTGACAGATGGTTTCTGGCGGAGAGTAACGGTCCGTATTTGGAAGCGGCCTTTTTGCCGTAAAAGCTGTCATCCTGCCGCTTTGTCCTCTTCCAGGGTTTTAGCCCTCCGTCATTAAACCCTCCTTCCCTGAAATTCTGATTGGTCAGGTTTACAGCCTTTACACCAATTTTGCGAGGTATGGTATCCTTGCATGTCTTTTCTATCAGCCTTCGTTTGGCTTCCAACATCCTTATCGCTTCCTTTATATCCATGCTATCTCCTTTGTCTTTTAAGAAATTCCTCCACAGCCTTTTCTGCTCCTTCATACGCGTTGGCGATATAAGGATGTGTCTTGCTGAACAGTTTACCATCTTCTCCCGGATTATTGTCTAATCCCGGGGCCGGCTTTTCATCCGTTATGGGTATGCCGTCCGGTGGAGTTACGTCTTCATCCGTCTGTTCCAGGCTACACTTGCAATTCCACCGGTCTCCCGGCCGATGGCGGCGCCAGAAGCTGTCATTGATCGGCAATGTAAGTCTGATACTCCAATATTGCCTATGTACCTCATCCACCTCCACGCTGGTTGTAGGCATCCACCGAAGGTTAGGCATGATATCGCTGTCCCGTTCGAATTTCTTCCAATCCGCTGCTTGGTGTGCGCGTATCACCGCCGTATCATATTCCGTCTGGAGCCAATTAGTGTTATATTCTCCTATGATAGCCTGTACATCTTCCTGAAATTTACGGAAGGGCTTCAATTTTCCGTCCTGGTCGAGCAGCTGTGATGCTATGTCATTCTGCATCCGATGTGTACGGAAAGCGGAAAATACTTCATTGTTGCTTCGTATCTGCTCCAGAAAATCATGTTCGGGGCTATTCGTTTCAATCCTGCCAAACCCTTCATCCGATGCCCGGTTGAATATATTGAGCGTTGCCAGATATAGCTCTTCATCTATATCCTCTTTTACGCTGAACTTCCTCTCAAAGATGTCACGCAACACTTTTGCGATCACCTCCGGAGATATCTCTATGCCTTCAGCCGCAGCGTTTCTGAGCGAATGACAGCAGGGACATATGTTTCCATACAGTCCGTTCATTACCATTCTAAAGCCCCTTTTTCCGGGGCTTTGACGAAAAAATCCCAAAAGTTTTTCAGCCATCCCTTTTTCTCCTCTTCCTCTTTCTCTTTCCGTGTAATGCGCGGCGGTTCTTCAGACGGTTTCTGTATCTGCATTGCCACAGCTTTCTTTTCCCGTTTGAGCTGTTCATAATTGTCAGGCTTCGGAATGCCGGATATCTCATAGACGGTATCATCCCCTACCGGTACGTCCAGATTCTTCATTTTTGTAATAATGTCCATTTGCTGTGTGGCGGTAAGTTCCTTGGGTTCAACATAGTAGAATTCACCGCCCGAGGTGTTATACCCAAAGTTGTTGAATATATCCGTCATGTCATAGTTGAGAATATTCAGAATGGATATGCGGTCTGCCTGGTTGATGCGTTTTTCTCCTTTTTCCTGTACGGTTCCTAAGGCCTGTGTTCCCCGCTCGGACGCTTGCGTGGTAAGGGTATTTCCCAGTACGATCTTACTGATTTCATCGTTGCATGTGTCATACAAAGTCTTATACAAGTCCGAACTGCCGGTTTTTCCGGCACTTTCAATCAGCTTCAGCTCACTTCCTTTGGGATGCAGGAATGCCGCCATTCCACCTTGTTCCTCCATATCTTTGACTGTCAGGTTGCGTGCTTCGTCGTCTCCCGCATCATAAGTATATTCACGGATAGGCATTCCGAACACTTCGCAGAATTGCGCCCAGTCCGCCATGTCGTTTCTCTTGTATATGACATAAGGTGCAATGTCCATGAGCTTGCCCAGTGAACGGGGCTTTCCGACAAAAAGCGTATCCCGAAATTCATCGATACTGGTGCCTGTTATTTGTGATTCGCGGTGCAGAAGAAGTCTCCGTACCGGATCATAGTTCTTTCTCGGGATAAGCTCGTAATTCATCCATCCTTTATCGTCAAGATAAAATTGGAAGAGACTGAAACCCCAGAAATTGGCATCCATTACATCTCCGATGAAATCGAAGAACCAAGGGGATTGAAGGACGGTGTTTATCTTTTCATCCGGTTTGCCGTTTCTCCTAAACTCGATCTGCGAGCATTGAAGCGCAGCCTTTCTTTTCTCTATGACACTTGACAGATGACCGTCCGACAGGATATCGGCATACATGTCGTAAAGCTTTACACGCTGTGTGAAATCTACATTCTCCGCTCCTTTGACCGCCATCATATATGCGCTCATGTCCAAGAAGAACCTTTTGGGCTGAGTGATGATGACCGTTCCGGGTTCCTTGCGTCCGGGAAGCGGCATATTTCCGCTGACGGTGATCCGTCCTTTATTCTTTTTTCTTCCCATATCAATAATGTGTGACTCGTTTTGGATTGCTTCTCATCTGAAAAGGCATTTTCTCTTTCAGGGTGTCTTTATCAAGCAGAGGCACGTCTGCAATGCTTATTTCCAGGCGGCTGACGCCCTTTAGCCATTCAATGGCCCTTTCGTACCGGTCTTTCCGTATCTCTGCAAATTTTTGCGGATTATGGACGCACATCACATGGTATATGGTGATATCCTTGGCGAACATCAGTATGAGCGCATTACGTTCATTACCTCTCGCGGCGAATATCTTATCGCAGTCGTATCGCGACTCAAGATATCCCCGCATTTCCGCGATAGCCTGGTCTTCGCATACCTCTACTATGGCGTCATCCTCACGCGTCACGGCGTTCAGTATTTCCTGATGGATGGTTGCGTCATAATCTGTCATCTCTATAAATTCCGACATAATCACCTCCTATATTTGTTATACATGCGCAAACTTGCGCGGGATTGAGTGTACGTTTTCTCCATTGATGCGGTTTTGTTGTCAATGATCCTGTTGCCCCCCTCTATGCAGTCCGGTCCGTCCGCCGGATAAGAAAGTGTCATATCGAAGAGCTTAAACTGGTCAAGCAGCTCCTTCATGTCCAGGCTGTCCTCCATTTCTTCATTGAATACAAGTTCTCCTTCCCGGTCCAACGGTTCGAGGTTGGCTTCGATACGTGTCGCCTTATCGGTTTTCTTATCCTCATCGGGGATTATGTTCAGCTGGACTCCCATCCTTTTTTTCAGGCGGTTTAAATGCCTTTTTAAGACCTGTTTAAAAAATGGGTCCTGAAGCTTGTTGTTTTCAACATAGGAATAGACATTTGTTTTTCCTCCGACAAAATCATGGAGGTCGAAAAATGCTTCTATGAATTCCTCATTGCTTCCCCGGAACAGCCTTCCCTTAATGATGTACAGTTTGCCCTGCAACTTTCCCATCAGCCACACCGCCTTGAAACTAGCCTGTTTTTTCTTGCTTTCCCCGGGTGACGGGTCCCCGTAAATGACCAGGAACTTAAATTTCCGTAACGGAGGCACTTTTCCCCGGATCAGGTTCTTGAATATCTTTCCTTCCGATACCGGATTATTGTAATACTCTTTCTGCACGGCGGCAGTACTGGTTTTTGAAAGTGCGGCATCGATCATTTCCTCGGTATTCTTTTGCGGCCATGTGGAAATACCGTTGGCATCGCGCACATTTACGATATCCCAGGAATTGGCTATTTTTCCAGCGCGTACAATGCAACAGTCCTTTGCTATGATGTTTCCGCAGAAGATAACCAGCAATTTGACTGCGATATCACGTGTACCATAAAGCGCTTCTTCCCACCATTTCCATTGTGCGTCCAGCCTGTCCGGATTACGGCATATCTCATCCGTGTCAAAGTCATCCAGCAAGTGTACGTCGGGACGGTCCATGTCATTGCGCGATCCGCGCGGCGCGCTTCCTGCACCGATGGCGCGGAATGAGGCTCCGTTTTTTAAAATAAACTCTTCCTCGCTCCATTTTCCAAGTGTTACCTGATTGCCGTAATATGCCTTCAGCCGCGCATTTGTTTCCAGTTGTTTCTTGTAGGGTGCCAGTAATCTTTTGGCGGCATCCACGGTAGCGCTGGCCATGATGACATTTCTTTTCTTTCCGGTCAGTACCAGATAAAGCACGATGAACATGACTACGGTACTCTTTGCAAGACTTCGTGCCCAGGACAGTACTTCCATCCACTCCATATGCGTGGTGCATCTTTTAATCGCACGGATATGAAAATCTGCAAATTCATATCTTGCGAATTCCGGGAAAAAGTATATGATCCACTCTATAGGATTGGCTTCCAGATGCTTCAGCTTTTTCTTTTTATCAGCTTCCGTCATGCCCGTTTCCGCAGGAGTGGCCCTTTCCATGTTCAGCCTGAACTCTTCCCATGCGGCATAAGATTGTCTTTCATCGGGTGTTAATCTCATTTGGCTATCTGGTCTTTAATGAAAAGGTCCCACAATACAGTATATTCTTTGGCCTTGTCCAGATCGGCAGTGCGCAGCCAGTTGATAAACCTCATTCCGACACTGATGATGTCTGATATTCCGATATCGATCTCCATCTTCTTGACGGATGCCGCCAGTTTGTTCAAGGTGTCAGCTTCAGATGCAGTGGCATACCTTTCTCCGGGGTCGCGTGATAATATCTTCTCGTTTATCTCGGATATCTGCCTGTACATGTATGCAATCTGTTGTTCCCGCGTGATGGACAGGCTTGCTTTCAGTTCATTCCATGCGCCTGCGTATGACCATCTGGCGATGGTTTGCCGGGTTACTCCCACTCTTCCGGCAATCTCTTCCAAAGTAAGGTCGCATTTTAGGAATAATTCTTTAGCGAGCGCTTTCTTTCCTTCTGTCTTTAAATCTGCCATAGCTTCATCTTATTTACCTGCAAAATTCGTATATAAATAAATGATATACAATAGGTTATATTTATGATACGATTTTAACGGCGTATCATGCGCCGATAAAAAGGTATCATATATAATGAGGGTTGCAGGTAGTAAAAAAAGTGTTCATCTTTGCAACAAAAAACAGCGAAAGCGATGAAAAAGACATTCTTTAATATCATCCCATCACCTGATACGGCATGTATCCTCCTTTATGGAGATATAGGCGGCCCGATCAACGACGTCGATATTGCAGCGGAACTGTACGGTTATGCCGCACAGTATAAGAGTATAGATGTGCGTATAAATTCTTTAGGTGGTAGCGTCTATGCGGGTATTGCTATTTTTAACGCAATACGTAACAGTGATGCGGACATACGTATCTATGTGGACGGTGTCGCTGCGAGCATGGCGAGTGTGATAGCCCTTTGCGGTAAACCTGTACAGATGAGCCGTTATGCGCGTCTGATGCTACATAATATCTATGGCGGATGCTACGGCAATAAGCAGGACCTTCTGGATACGGCTAAAGAGGTTGAAGACCTGGAAGACACTCTGGCGGATATGTATGCCGCCCGCATAGGAAAGAATAAACAGGAAATAAAGGATACCTACTTTGACGGCAAGGACCATTGGCTGACGGCAAGAGAGGCGTTGGCCCTTGGTTTTATTGACGGCATCTACGATACGGAAGAACCGGTTCCCGAAGAAAGCAGCAACGAAGATATCTATGCCATCTTCAACAACCGGCTGAATACTAACTCAAATCCCGAAACGATTATGTTTGAAAAATTAAAGACAAGAACAGCGTTCGCCAACTGCGCGAGCGAAGCCGATATGATACGGATTATCGGCACGCTGGAAGACAAGGCCGGAAAGTACGACAACCTTGCCACCGAGAACCAGACACTGAAACAGGAGATTCAGGGGTATAAACAAAAGGAGGCGGACGCCCGGAAACAGGAAATGAAGGAATTCCTGGATAAGGCGGAGAAAGAAGAACGTTTTGCTCCGGCTCAACGCCCTGCCTATGAAGCCATGCTTGAAAAGGACTATGAGCAGGGCAAAGCTCTTGTGGCTTCCCTTCCTGCGAAGAAACGTATTAGCAATGTGATCGATCAGCCTATGGATCACAAGGACGTATGGAAGGAGAACTGGGAAAGAATCAAGAAAAACAACGGTTACGATTAAAAAAAAAGACTGTATGATTAATATTAAAAACACCAATTACGACGGTGAGGTACTTGCCAAGATACTCACCAAGGCCTCTACCGGCAACGAGCTGGTCCAGAAGGGGCTTATTAACATTGTTCCCAACGTTGAGAAGAAGTATTCCATTCCCCGTATGAAAGTCGGCCGGATGCTTCGTAAGCGTGTCGAACAGCCGGAAGATAAAGACTCAAAGGGCGATTTCGATTATTCAGAGAAAGAGCTGAAGCCGGTTGACTTCATGGCTTTCACCACATTCAACCCGCGCTCATTCGAACAAGTGTGGCGTCCTTTCCAGCCGAAGGGTGAGTTGGTATTCCGCGAGTTACCTCCCGAGGTTCAGAATACCATGCTTTCCGCATTGGCTGACCAGGTGGATTTTGAATTGGGCGACCACTTTGTAAACGGTATTTATGTGGACGACGATACGGATGATGACCATCTGTTCAATGGTATCCTGATGCGTATCTTCGAAGACCCTGAAGTGATCCGCGTCAAATCTTCCGCTGAAGATTCAATGGTTACCCGCCTGATGCGTGTTCGTAAGGCTACTCCGCAGGTGTTGAGAAACAATCCCTCCTTTGTGTATATCATGTCCGTGAATGACGCTGACCGTTATGATGATGAACTGACCCTCCGTTATGCCAAGGGAGCCAACTGGACGGATACCAACTCCCTGCGCTTTAAGGGAACTACCATCAAGACGGTAGCTTCATGGCCGGACGGATTGATAATCGGAACGGTGGCCACACCAACGGACAAGTCCAATCTTTGGGGGGCGGTTAATTTGCAAAACGACTTTAATGTCGTGCAGATCGACAAGTTGACCAATGCAGGTGAGCGCTACTTCTTCAAGATGCTGATGACCGCGGACACCAATACGGCATTCGGAGAAGAAGTCGTGATGCTTGATGTGCGTGAAGGTAATGCAATCACGGTAGCAGGCACCACAATTACGATGGTAACGCAAAACGATGTGGTTGAACTGACTCCTACCGCTGCTACTACATATAACATCGTAGCTACCGACGTATTGCCCGGCGCGTGTCTGACCGTACACAATAAAGCGGCCGCATATAAGGCGACTGTCCAGGCGGTTGACGTTCCGGCGGGTAAGACCGTATCCCTCTATTACGATGGCAAGACATGGTTCCAGGGTGACGTGAAAGAGATTGTTCTGCCTTCCGAGTCCGGTTCAGAAACGGAGGTAGCTACTGTGTCTGCGAATACCGAAAAGGATGAATAACTATGGCTGTATCACGGGGGCTGAGAAATAACAATCCCGGCAATATACGTCTCTCTGCCACCTTGTGGCAGGGAGAGGTTCGGCCATCACAGGACAAGTCGTTCTGCCAGTTTAAAAATATGGCGTATGGTTACCGGGCTTTGATAAAGCTGTTGCAGAATTATCGCAGGTTATACCATTGCCGGACCATTGCCGATTTTATTCAAAGATGGGCGCCACCATCGGAAAACAACACATCCGGTTACATCACGCGCGTATGTCGGGAGATGCAAGTACCGGAAAGCTATGTGCCAGATGTGGATGATATGGCGACAATGTGCGCTTTCGCATCCGCGATCTCACTGGTGGAAAATGGCAAGCTTGCTGTTATGGCGGACGTTGAGTCCGGATGGAACCTCTTATAATTATGTAATGTACATACGCATGGACTGGAATTCTATATTAACAATATTGCAGGATTGGCTGGCTCCTACGGGATGTCTGGCTATGGCGATAGGCTGGTACAAGGACCGCAAGGTCTATAAAGTCCGGGCGGTCAAAGAAAGTGAAGGCACATACAAGCAGTTGTATGATGACCTGTCTCAGACTACTCTTGCATTATCGGAACAAATCAGAAAGGTCAATGAGAAAATTATCAATTTGGAGCAGGCGCTTCGCAAATGTTATCAATGTAAGTATGCTGAGTGTTGTCCTGCTGTTGTATGGATGCGCAGCGGGCAGGGAGAGCCGAACAATCGTCCGCTCGGACTCTCTTTCCAGGACCGAAACCGAGGTAACAACCTACGAGTCGGTCCCGATGACGCGGATGAACCTGCCACTGCCTCAAGACCACCTCCTGATGATAGGTAAACTTCCTCAAGGGTTTGGTATTAGCGTGAAAGAGAACGGCATCGGTCTGAAGGTGGAGTCGGACGGCAAGGGAGGTCTCAGCATTGCTGCTGAAACAGAAGACTTGCAGAAAAAAGTAATAACAAGGAAATCGTCGGAAAGGCAAAGCTCCAATGTGGCGCAAGAAGAAAAGAAGCGGGAGGAGAAACTGTCATTCTGGCAACGGATAAAGATAAAAATCGCAGGAGGTATGATTCTGGCTATTGTGCTTTTCTTATTCCTCCGGTGGTTCAAGAATAAGTTAAGAAAAAATTAAAAGTAAATGATATGGCTGTAACAAATGATGGCGCCATTTATGGCGTAACCAATCTGAAATACAATGGAGTGAATCTGGGGTTGATCTCAGAGGACGGGTTGCAACCCGGCGGTGACGCCCCAACCAAGACACGTATTTGGGCGGCACAAAAACGCAGCGCGCCGTTCAAGGTGTTGAAGTCTTCACCCGGAACCAAGCTTTGGACGCTTACCCTGATTGAACTGACGGGTGAAAACATGAAACAGGTAATGGGTGGAGAAGTTGACGAAAACGGGAATTACACACCACCTACCGAAGACAAGGAGGTATCCGGCATATTCGACATTGAATGTACGTCCGGACATACCATCCGCATTTACAATGGTACGCTGACATGCAATTTCAGTAACGGCATCAACTTTACCAACGTGCTTGGTATCGAGTGTGAGCTTGAAATGCAGGATGCCGGCACAGGCAAGAGTCCGTATAAGGTGTTTGCGCCGGGACAGGTCCCGCCTTCAAGTGAATTGCCGGAGAGTGAATAATGGGAACGGAAGAGAAACGCCAGGCGGCTGAAATGCTGCTCGACATAGGAATACGTATCCCTGTCATTCCCAAACGTCTTTTCGGAAGAAAGGGCGGCTCTCGCCTAGTGATGCGCCGCCCGCCGGGAGGATGTCTCCTGCGGATCGCTTTACGCTATCTGAAGATAGGTGTCACTCCTCAAACGGTTGAGGATATGAGTTATGATGAGCGTATGAAATTTATCGCGGAAAATGGAAAGGCGGTTAGTGAAATGGTTGCCCTTTCAATATGCACGGGGTATCTTACGGGGATTCTCTTTGTAAAGCCGGTGGCATGGTATCTCAGATGGCGTGTTCATCCGGCCATGCTTACGGAGGCAATGATCCATCTGCTTAAAGGTATTGATATAAAGTCTTTTTGCAGTATTATTCCATTGGCGTCAAAAGTGGAAAGCATTCTAAACCCAATCGGAAGCCAAAATCAGGGAATGAGTTAAAGGGGCACCAGGAACCTCCACATAGCATTCTCGGTATCATTGCACAAAGTATGGAACGCTTCGGGCTGTCAAAGCACTATATTCTTTGGAAGCTCAGTTATGCGGAGCTGCTTGTCATGAATATGGATGTGTCCCGATATGTTTCCGCTGAAGAGGAAAAGGAAGAACGGGCCAAGGGGTTGAAAGACAGGTCCGGGAATTTTACGACTGAATATTATCAAACAAAATTAGGGTTGTAGTTATGGAGCCTGTAAGACTGGAAATAATGCTGGATGACAAGACCTTAACTGGAATGCGTTCCGTTGAAGGCAATATGGATGGCCTGTCCAAATATATAGAGGTGGCCATTGCGCGGCTGGAGGCTGAGCTGAAGGCATTGAATGGACAGATAACCAAAGAATCCGGAAAGACGGGAATTGTCAGCGACAAGGACTTGGCGGACGTACAAGCGCTTACAGGAGTTATTAACAAATTGAAGGAGCAACTGGAACAATATGAGAAGCAAAAGAAACAGACCAGTTCTACACCCTTAGTGGCAGATGATCCCGCTCCTAAACTGAATAATGTTAAGATGAGTTTGCAACAGATTGCCAGGGAACTTCCTGCTCTGGCTATGGGGCCGCAAATCTTCTTTCTGGCTATCAGTAATAATATACCGATGTTTACTGATGCGGTGGCCTCCGCAAGAAAAGAGTATGAGCGTTTGATCGCTGCCGGACAAAAGGCGACTCCCGTATGGAAACAATTGCTTTCATCCTTATTTTCCTGGCAAACTGCGATGGCGGCTGCTATCACCATTACAGTGGTATATGGTAAAGAAATCGGAGAATGGGCAAAAGGTTTATTTAAAGCCAAAGATGCTACTCTTGATCTATTGTCCGCAGAACAGGAAATGGCGTTGGCAAGAAAAAATGCTGCTAAGGATGCTAAGGATGAACAAGTGCAACTGGATATACTTTACAATAAATTAAAAAACACTGCTATTTCTGCCAAAGAACGCACAGCTGCCGCCAATGAATGGTTAAAAAAATATCCTCAATATGCCAATGTATTGGATGGGGAAAATGTAAACTTGGGAAAACTAGAATCAGCATATAAATCTCTCAGCAAAGAGATATATGCTAATGCTGTAGCAAGAAGTTATGCTGATAAGATTGCGGATATTTCTATAAAAAAAGATCAAGAGTTGATAAAGGCTCAAAATCAATATGTCTCATACTTAAATGCTCAAAAAACATTAGATAAAGCTATAGCTAATTTGCGGAAAAGCCAGGGTAAAGACTATGATGTTACCAATAATGAGGCTATTAGAAACCAAATGAAATTTGTGGAAGAGCAAAAACAGTTATGGCTTGATCTCCGCGCAAATGTGAAGCAGTACGATGAAAATATAGAGGCTATCTCAAACCATATTAATACTCTTGACCTTTTTCCTCAACCAGAAGAAGAAACGTATGATTATTGGAAACAGCAGCAGGAACGCGCGGAAAGTGTATTGAAAAAAATCAAGTCAGATGTAAAAAAGACATTGGATGAAGCTGCAAAGGAAGGAAAGGATTTGTTTTCTCTTGGGGTAGATAAAGACATTGTTAAGAATTATCAAGATGCTGTAAAGCAATTAAAGGAATCGCAAGAAGCATTGAAAGTGTATGACACGAAAGATCATAAAACATCCGGAAAAACAACTCTTGATTACCAGAATGAACTTGCCGACGCTCGCATACGTGCTCAGAAGAAGCTGGAGGAAACGTTGATAGCGATAATGCGTGATGGTCGTGAAAAACGCATGGCTCAGGCAAGTAAGGAATACAAAGACTCTATTGCCGAAATTGACAAAGAGGAACGTGACCAGCTTGCCCGGATTGAGAAAGCCAGGAAGGCTGGAACTAAGGTGTCTCCGGCAGAAGATCAGGCGGTCAAAAGCACTGCTGAACAAAGCCGTCTTGCCGCCTATCAGCTTTACATCAAGGAATATACGGAAATTCAAAATGAGTTTCTTACCAATAGTGCCAAAGCATGGAACGAATACAACAAGCTGTTCGGCACCTCTCAGCAGAAACGTCTTGCCATCGCTCAGGAATATGCTATGAAAATCGCCGAGGAGCAAGACCCAAATAAAAAGAAAATCCTTGAAAAGCAAATGGGACAGGCCTTGTCTGAATTTGATTTTCAAAACTTGAAGAAGGAAATTAACTGGGAGATGGTATTCGGCAATCTGGAGGCTGTCACACGCAAGCAGTTGCAGGGGGTTAAAAAACAGCTTATAGCCTTTAAGAACTCTCCGGAATTTAGGAAAAGTGCCTCCCCGGAGACCATAAAAGTTGTCGAGGAAGCCTTGAATAATATAAATACAGCACTGGTAGACAAAGACGGTTTCTTCGGAGGTCTTGGAGAAGCCCTGTCCGACTATGAAAGCAAAGTGAGAAAGGTCGCTGAAGCACAGGAGGAATTGAATAAAGCCCTGCAATCCGGAGATGAATCGGCAATAGAGGCAGCGCGTGAAAAAAAGAATAAGGCGGAAAGCGAAATGATCGGTTCTAAAAGCGTAGTGGAGAATGCTACCAACCGGACGATATCCAATCTCACACTGTTAGGGAATGCCATCAGGCAGCTGGGGTCAACATCAGAAATGAGTCTTTCCACATTGGGAGGTATTGTTGGAGACCTTGCCGATGTCTTCACGGAAAGTGGCCAGAAGATTGGAGGACTCATAGGCGCAATATTCGCCATCCTTGATTCCATCGGAGAAGTCGGCATTGATAAATTCGTTGGCAATATATTCTCCAGCATCGGAAGCATGGTAAGTGGTATTATGAGCGCGGATTGGAACCCGTGGAGCTGGATCGGAGCGGATAAGCTGTTCAAAGGTGCAGACTACTCGGATTACAATGATATGGTTGAGGAGTATGGCAAGCTGAATGAGATATGGAGCGAACTCATCGATAAGAAAAGGGAATATATCGATATGAGCTATGGAGCTGAAGCGGATAAGGCAGGCCGTGAGGCGGAAGAACTGCTGAATAAAAGTATAGAGTCTTACCGCATACTCGGGCGTGAGCGTTTGAATTCCGGAGCCAGCATGTGGTCCAGTTCCATTGGTAAACGCCAACGTAAGAGAATGGGTACGACCGAATGGAACGAAGCGCGTGCGGCGCTTGGCAGTGCATTCGATGAATTCCAGATCGGTGAAGGTCGTATGACCGGGCTTTTTGACCTGTCAGTGGAACAGCTGGAGAAATTAAAGGGAGAAGCTCCGACCTTCTGGGCGAAACTGGACGACGACGTGCGTGATTATCTGAATAGTATCATTGAAGGTTCCGAAAAGTTGGAAGATATCCAGCAACAGGTGAAAGAACAGCTTACGCAAGTTTCCTTTGACAGTATTCGGAATAACTTTCTGGATACGCTCATGGATATGAGCAGTGATGCGGAGGATTTTGCCGACAACTTTGAACAGTATATGCAGCGCAAGATACTTACCGATATGGTTGCTGACAAGTTTGCAGGACAGCTTGAAAACTGGTATGAAAGTTTTGTTGAATACAGTCGTGGCGGAGATATCAATGAGGATGCGTATAAAGACCTTCAGAACAGGTGGAATAAGATAGTGGAGGATGCCCTTAAGGAAAGGGATGATTTGAAGGCTCTTTTTGGATGGTCCAGCGATGAGAGCTATAATCAAACGGGGCGTGCCGGAATGGTGACCTCCATTACTGAGGAAACGGCAGGAAAGCTGGAAGGTATCGGAAACGCAATGCTGGACCATGTTATCTCCATTGATAACAGTCTGTCAGATAACCTGGAAATGATGGCGGATTCAATAGCGATTATGGCAGAGAATTCTTATTATCTGAGACATCTATCGGATATATCTGATAATATATCGGAGATGAAAAATAGGGGTGTTAAGTTAAAAGAGTAAAATATGGTGGTGGAAAGCGGATTATTATTTGTCAATGATACGGATATGGCCACATACGGCTGTTTCCTGTGGGAAGAGAATCAGGACGACCATGCTAATTATGACGCCTTGATGCTTCCTCCGGAAATGAAAGAATATACAGCGGTAGAGTATCGTGAGCATAATGGAGAAGAGCTCCCGGATGAACTGATACCCAAATACAAGGCAAGGGATATCACTCTTAAAATGGCCATTGTGGCAAACACTAGAGCTTCATGGTATGAACGATATAACAATGTATTAACGTTGTTAAGGTCTGGATGGTTGAAACTTCGTGTGCCGGAAATAGGCAAGACTTACAAGGTGTATTTGAAGAAATATACGAAGTACAGCCAGTTTACCTTGCTGCGGGATACGGGACAACAAGTAGCCGGATTCTCAGTTACTTTCAGAGAACCCAAACCGGAGTTTTAAGGTGGAATTTAAAACAGTTTAAAAACTTTTTCAATGGAACTGACAATATATAATAAAACCGGAGAGGTAAAGAAGATCGTAAGCCCCAACTCCAATTCCGAATGGACGGAAGAGGTAGGTGTTGAGCATGTGGTGAGCGTTACTTTTTCCACATGGGAATTCTTTATTCTTTCGGTAGGTGATTATATACTTGTTGATGATCGTAAATTCTCCGTCAAGAAAGAGTACCGTCCGAAACAATCGAATACTCAAAAGTATACATATAACATCAGTTTCTACGGCCGAGAGCATGATATGGAGGATATCCTTTTCTGCCGTCTGAACCAGGGTGATGACGACCTGGAGTCTGTATTCGCCTACGACGGGACTCCACTGGAATTCCTCCAAAAACTGGTGGATAACATGAACCGCAATACCGATGGGGTATTATGGCGTGTAGGTGAAGCCATAACCGCGGACCGGCAAAACATTAACTTTAATGGTGTATATTGCTGGGATGCCGCGTCAGAGATTGCAAAAGTTTTTGAAACGGAATGGTGGATGGACGGTGAATATCTGAATATCTCCAAATGTGAGCGTGGCGAGAAAGTGGAACTGGGCTATGGAGAAGGCTTGAAATCCGGTCTTTCCCAGGAAGAAAATACAAACGCCATCAAATGGTTCACGCGTTTAATACCCGTAGGTAGCAGTAAGAATATTGATCCTTCCGTATACGGATATTCAACATTACAGCTTCCTTCACGGGCAAAATATATCGACCTGAATACCAACCTCGGACTTAAAGAACACCGGGAAGAAGCTGCATTTGCCAATATCTTTCCCCATCGAACCGGTACCATATCGTCTACACGTTCCGAAGAAAAGACAAATGAGGAGACGGGAGATTTTACCATATATTACGTCAGTGATGCGGACCTTCCTTTCAATCCGGATGATTATATGATTCCCGGAAAGGAGATTAGTATGACGTTCGATTCAGGAGACCTGTCCGGGAGAACGTTTGAATGTGTCTGGCATAACGATGAGAAGGAATTCGAAATTATAAACACATATCCTGATGAGGATACTCAGATTCCCGGCGGAAATCTGATACCGCAAGTTGGTGATACCTATGTGCTGACAGATATCCGTATGCCGGATAGTTATTATCCGGTTGCGGAAGAACAATACAAGCAGGCTGTAGATGATTTTTTGGAAGAATATAGCAAGGATGTATCCATATACACCGGTGAAACGGACTATATCTATGTGGATGCTAATAATGTGCCACTGCTGCTTGGACAGCGTGTTCGGTTGAACAGTACCTTATACTTTGAAGAAGGATACCGGGATAGCCGTATTACACGCGTGGTGCGTAAATTGAATAATCTGAGCGAGGCGACTATTGAATGCACCAATGCCGTAAATACCTCTTGGAAGTCAACGGTAGACAGTTCAATCAATAATATGCAGTATGTTATTGCGCAGGAGGTTGCGCAAATGGTGCGTCTGTTAAAAACAGGAGATGCGGAAGCACCGAGCGAATATACAGCTTTTTCATCCCGTAGAGCTCTTAGGGAAATCGCTAAAAATGCATTGAGCAGATTGGAAAATGATGAAGCTGCGGGACATATCAAGTTTCACAAAGGTGCTACCATAGAAAAAGGGTTGGTGGTTCGAATCCCCAAACAGACACCAGCCACATCACAGAGTAGTATTGTCGAAGAGGATGAGAATTTAATCATTGAAGAAGATGAAGATGCAGTGATGGAAATAGCGGAATCCTCCGAAGAACTTTCTTTTGGAGAGCTTAGCAACGTTAATTCCTCTGTTGATACTGCTCCGGTAGGTTCTCTTCCGGTTAAGGGTGAAAATGAGTGGAGTTATGTGGCACCATCCTTGTTTTCGGGAAGCATAGATGAAGATAACATGCTTATTCCTGTCTTTGATAAGAGGATTCAACAAATGGTATTTGTGCCTATATCTGTTATTAAAGGTGGTGTAACACCTCCGTCATCCGGTTTCCCGTATACTTTCTCATTTGCATTGGTTTAACGTAAAAAATAAAAAATATGGCAAATATAAATATTCCTACTAAAAATACAGGCGATACACTTTCTGCCAGTGAATTTAACGAAGTAGTCAGCGCAGTGAATTCCAAACAGGATAGTATAGCAGGTAAAGGACTGTCAACGAATGACTATACCAATACGGAAAAGCAGAATCTGGCACAGCTCCTTACAAGAGTTGATTATCTTGAAGGGATATCGGGCGCTTCCGGTGGTATCTGGATTTCTGACGAAGAAAAAGTAATCGGTTCTTATTCATTCAAGGGAGAAGAACATGATATCTATTCTTGTACTGTATCATTATCTGAACCTCCTACTTCTGTAGGGGCCGAAAAGGAGTACACCGTAAGCGAATCTCCGTTGGGTAATAATATGTATTTAGCAGCTAAAAACATAACAGTCAAGGATACAGATGGTAAGTTTTATCCAGGAGCGATTGACGTTAGTCAGATGTATGTGACAGAAAATTTTGAGACAAAATTATCTGTGATATGTAAGTCAGCTTTGCCATCCGGTTCAACCTTGATGCTGACCCTTGAATATCTTAAACTTGCAGGAGAGATTATCGAATTTAGCATTGATCTTCCTTCCGGTGTTAGTGCGGATGATGTGAACCTAAATTTTGCGCCTTTGAAATATGACAAGCATTTCGCATTTACATATACAGCGGATGATTCCGTGGAGGGAGCCTATGCACGTATCTGGCGAAGAATTAATCAAAAATGGATTGATGATACTGAGTTTTTCCATCTTGGCAATACACCGACGACCGGCTATATACCTGAATATCCACTCGTATATACTGACGGCTGCGGTAATGATCGCCGTTTTGGTTTTAGCATTGCATTATGGCCAACGTGGGGTAACGAATATAATCCGGATGGACTTATAAAGGACAGCAGTACTAACAGCATATATATAACCTGGAATGAGCTTGACTTGATAAAGGATTGGGGCGTTTCCATGCTCTACCACAATGTTGACGAAAGAGTATATGATAAGGATAATGCCGATGATATTGAAAAAGGCTTTGTGGCCGATTACAATAAGGTTCTTGAGAAAATAAACCGTCGCATGAAAATAATGGGACTCCCCGACGGTAATGCCGCCTACGTAACTGCGGCAGATAAATCCCCTTTAATTGATTTCTATCGCAGTTCATTACATCACCTGGAATTCATTTACCTGAAATCTACAGGTTCTTTATTCAAAAAAAGGACCTACGGCGGAACCAATTCTTCCGTTAATGATGTAAAGCTGGAAGAACTGGCTGAACAACATACAAGCGATAACCCCTACTGGGTAGGTATAACGACCCACCGCGTGGACCTTTCCCGGATAGAGCTATTGGAAACTATCTATTCATTATATGGAAAGGGTGGTGACGATAGCCTTTGGGTTGCTTCCTGGGATGAGGTCTACGAATATATACAGATGAGGTTGAATTCAATCGTTAAAAAGGTAGTAAGCGACAATACTGTCACATGGAAGATATTAGTTCCATTTTCTAAGAACTATTATTTCAAGGACTTGTCATTCCTGATATCAGGAACTACTTCCGTGGATGCGTTCACGGTTTCCGACAAGATATTCGGATATAGCTATGCGGCTCATGGTCCAGGAATGCTTGTAAATGTGAATTTCAACGAGTTGCTCCTGGATTGTGCTGAGAAATATACGTCAAAATTTGAAAGTACGTTATCCGAGGATGATAAGACTGATGCATATTATTTTGTAAATCAATTAAAAGATACTTTAAAAGCTCCGTTTGTCGCACGGTTATCCGCAAATGAGACCGCTCCGGTTTTAAATTCGATATTAATCAATGATGGTGTAACGGTGACTTACGAACAGTTGGTATCTATCACTCTTAACATGACTGGCGGACTTACTCATTATAAAGTTGGAGAGACTGCCGATTTAACCGATGTATCCTGGATTGCCGGTACATCGAAGATTTTTTCTTATGAGCTTTCAGCCGGTTATGCATCTAAAACGGTATATGTACAGGTTAAGAATGATTATGGAACGTCAGAAATCAAATCTTCCTCCATCTTGTATTCTGAACGTCCGGCCGTATCTTATACAGTAACAGGAAAGGCGAATAACACTGCGTACGGTACTGTGACACCAGCCGTTCAGGATGTTGCCGAGGGAGGCCAGGCAAGCGTTAACGCGCAGGCTAATGATGGCTATGTTATCGGTAGTTGGAGTGGCGCAGATACGAGTACCGGTGTAGGGACTACGAGCGGAACGGCGACCGTCAATAATGTTCAAGGCAATAAAACGATAACTTGTAATTTCCAGGAAGAAGGTGGAAGTGGCACTGCCGGAAAAACAATCGTTTCATTTGCTCAGCTTGCCAATAATATATCTTATGATACGGTTAATGGTGAGATTATAAATTACATGTCAATTGTACAAGGAACTAACTATACAACCAATATTCTGAAAGATTCCGGCGGGAACGAAGTAGGTAATTACTTAAAGAGAAGAGATGATTATCCAGGTGAGATAAATGTGGACCGGTCTGCTATTAATACAGATGTACGCCAACCTGATGTGGACGATAGCGGTGTATATCCCGCCAAGTATATTAGTCGGTATAATTCCGGTAGCAGTACCAGCTCCGGTTTAAAGGTCATGCTTCGATTCCAGGCATTTGCCGCAGGTACTTATAAAGTAAGAATATTGCCTTCTTGTGACAGGGATCTTCCGTCAGACCAATTTCCGTCGGTATTCTATTCGGCTAACAATGTGGAGGTAAATATAGACTTTAGCCCGTTGAACAACATGACTCAGTTCGTTGAAATTGATAACGTAACAGTTGGTAGCGATGGCTTATTGGATGTGTATTTCTGGAACACTTTAGGCGTGAACTATGTGCCTGGAGTTAATCTGATTGAAATAATAAAACTATAGTTATGGCTATATTAAGTACAGCAAAGATTGTAGGTATGCTTGCTTCGGCAAAGAAAACTGGTAAGCAAATCTTGAATGCTGCCGGAGAATATGTGGCAGAAGTGGTAGAAGATTTCATGTCCGGCTTCGCAGGTCACGGATGGAAAATATGGGAGTATGTATCGGGAAAATGGAAGCTTGAAATAGATTCTATTGTTGTGCGTGAAACGATGACGGTTTTTGAACTCTTGATCCAGAAGATACGTGCTGTAAAAGGAGCTCTTGGAATCACTCAGGCAAACGGTAAGATAAAGAGTGCCATATTGGATGATGCAAAGCAAAATTGGCTCATTACTATTGAAGAAGATGAAATGTCCTTCGTCGCTCATGATATCATTCGTTGTCAGAATTGGCAAAATGGAACATTAAAAGGTTATTGGGTAGAGATATCGGAAATTCGCAAGATAGATGGTGTTGATACGATTGTAATTCCTGTCAGTGAATTTTCCGGAAGTATTGATTATATAGATGGCATGGAAGCAGTAGTCTCCGGATTATCAGATATGTCTATACCAACTGAAGGTGATGAAATTATACAGTTTGGTAATACTATTAATATAAATCGACAATCAGCTATCTATCTTCATGCGGACGAAGGCGGACAACCCGCCATTGACATTCTCTTTGGCATTAATAGTAAAAGTTTTGCCGGCTGCGTAAAAATGCGTATCGGTGGTGATATACCCGGTGCAAATGGTTTGAAAGGCTTCTATTGCGAGAATGGCTTGATTAAAGGAACAGATAGCAGCGGACATACAGTTTATTGTATCTATCCTGATGGAACAGCTGAATTTGGCGACGGTTCCGCCCGGTTTGCAACGGATAAATCCGGATATATTGCCGGTGGTGCAATCTCATGGAAATGGGATGACGAAAAAAACAAATTTGTCTGCACAATGGGAGATGTGATTCTAGGCTGGGATAATCTTTCCCCTGAAGCTAAGGAAAACCTAAAGGGAGATGCAGGAACCGGTATTGAATCAGTTGATGTTGAATATGCAAAAAATTCATCCGGCACTGAAGCTCCTACCTTGGGTTGGCAGACTACGGCACCATCGTGGGAAAATGGAAAATATATATGGTCAAGAACCAGGATAACACTTACTGATGGGACTATTAGTTATACTGAGGCGGCGTGCATCAGTGGTGGAAAGGGAATTTCCTCGATAGTAGAACAATATTATCTTTCCAGTTCTTCCTCCAGTTTGGCGGATGGAGATTGGAGTACTGAAAGACCTTCCTGGAAAAATGGTTGGTACGTCTGGACGCGTTCAGTCATAACATATACGGATGGTACGAGCACAACAACAGAAGCTGTATGTGTAACTGGAGAAAAGGGACAGAATGGTGCTGACGGAGTTAATGGCAAGGATGGAACATCAATAGTGTGGCAAGGCAGCTTTGTATCGCATCCTGCTAACCCTCAAAATGGATGGGCTTATAGAAATACTACGGATGGCAAGAGTTACGTCTATCAGGATGGCGTATGGTATCAAATGACTATTGACGGTGTAGATGGTGCTAATGGTAAAGATGGCACCAATGGATTATCAATTGTGTGGAAAGGTGACTTGTCTACTCCCCCTGCGAATCCCGAGATAAACTGGGTATATCGGGATATTGACAATGGAAAGGTTTATATTTACACAGGAACTGCCTGGGCTTTAATGGTAGCAGACGGAAATGACGGAGCTTCTGGTGCTGATGGTTCTGATGGTTTATCCGTGTTTATTACATATCACGATGGCGAGTCACAACCGGAAGTACCAACAGAAGATGGTACTTTAAACGGATGGCATACCAACGCTACAGATTCGGTCGTATGGATGTCTCAGAAGGTAGCGGAAAGCGCGTCTTCTGGTAGTTGGGGAAATCCCATTAAAATAAAAGGGGATAAAGGTGAAGATGGTGCGGATGGCCAAGATGCTGTAATGTTTGCGATAGAATTTTATATGAACGGTATCCGCGTTAGCGATATTCCGTGCGATATACATGGTACTTCAATTTCCGGCAATACTGTTATAGCTAAGTTGCTTCGTATAAGTGGAAGCAGTAAGGAAGATTATACTCCTGACAGGTGGCGTGTATCTTATTTAAAAGAAGGTGTTGAAGTGCTTTCCATTCAGCCCTTGGAATCGCTCAACTTTATAAATATATCCCTCGAGAAATCATTAGAATATGACAGTATTGCGGTAATGGCCTATGAACGGTCAATTCCTGATTATGTCTTGATTACCGAAGCTTCAATATCTAAGGTGATGGCAAATGTTCCAGATTGGTTAATAGGTTGGGATACAAACAAGGTGCAAATTGGTAGTAATTATATGATATCTCCGAAGCTGTTCACGGGTAAGAACACCGGGACGGCTGAGGAACCGATCTTAACCGGTATCGTGCAGGGTGACAAGTGTATAACCATTGATGGAGTTGAACGATCCGGTATCTTTGCTTTGGTGGATAACGAGATAATGTTTGAGCTTGACCCGGAAAATGGAAAATACAAATTCAATGGTGAGGTCAACGCTACAAGTGGAGTCTTTAAGAATATAAAATCGCCAAACGATTCTTTTAGAATTAAAGAAAATGGAGAAATAGAGATAGTAGGTAAGATTTCCACTTCCTCGAATGGTACTCGTATAGAAATAGACCCGGTTACTAATAGTCTCAAAATGTACACTCAAGACGGTATAGAAGTTGGGAACTTGAGCTTTTTTGAAAGCGAATGGAATGGTGTTATTAATTATCTTCCACGACTTAGGCTGCGTAGATATGTAGATAATGTGTTATATAATGAAACTTCAATAGACAGTGGAACAATCTTTTGTTCTCAAAAAGTAGGTTCTGATGATTATTCCTGTTATTTGATTCCTTCTAACGGTTTGACATTTTACAAGAATAACGAGCAGACCAAGCATTATTCAAAGGCGTAATAATAAAAATCCCGTCTGACTCTCACGAGCCGGACGAGATTGTGAGCGAGATAGTGTCCTAACTATCTTAATTGCAAATATAAAAATATTTGTTTTTATACTCTAAATTTACATTTTGTTTTATGTTAATTGATGTAAAATCTGTGCAAAATGTTTTGTAATTGACGCTCAATTTGTTTTGCGTTTTATAGATTGTCACCATCATCATCATGGAAACTTTCATCAGCAAGATGCGAAAGTTGAAAGGTATCCGAAAGATGATACTTATTGAGGAATGTTGGAAGGCATTGGCATCCGCCAATATGAGCAACTATATCCGCTACCTTTTCAAGACCGTCCGAAAGTTTTTCGGAGAGGCTGTTGTCGTTACCCAGGAGGTGGAAGACATCATTTCGTCACCCATCGTCAAGGGAACCATCATCAATAACAGCGACTGCAAGATTTTGTTGGACCAGAGGAAGTATGTCAACAAGTTCGATGAAATCCAGTCCCTGCTGGGTTTGACCGATAAGGAACGTGCCCAGATTCTCTCCATCAACATGGCCAACAGCCCGTCCCGCAAGTACAAGGAAGTGTGGATAGGTCTTGGCGGAACACAGTCGGCGGTCTATGCCACCGAGGTCTCGCCGGAAGAGTACTACACCTATACGACCGAGGAGACGGAAAAGCTTGAAGTAATGCGGCTTACCCGGAAGCTGGGTGGCAATATCGAGCTGGCAATCAAGCAGCTGGCCGAGAGCAAGAGGAAAAAGTGAAATCATTTATCAACCCATTAAACTTCTGAATTTATGTATAGCGATCTGGAATCTAATGAAAGCAAACGCCGTGAGGTCGTGTCATCCTTCTACTGGTCCCTGATGCAGGGCTGGAATATTCCTCTTTCCATACAGGAGTATTACGGACTCACGGAGGATTACCGTCTGTTCCATCAGCTTGAAGGGATGGCTCCTGACGAATACCTGCGGAAGAGGCAGACGGGGGAAGTACCCGACATTCTGGAGGTGGATGCAAGACTGACACACGCGGTGGAGAAGATTTTTGAAAGTGTGTGTTCCCGTCCTCCGGCTGAATACCTCGACAAGCTGAACGGGGAACTGGAGAGGCTGGGCAGTATTGCCGTCTCGCCGGATTCCGTACATGACCCGATACATATCCGTCCGGATTTTCTCGTGAAATACGGCATTGACAGGAGCAGTCCGGAGGATGTGATACGGAAACAGGCGGAGAAGGCTTACCGGGAACTGGATGCCCGATTTGTCAGGATGACCGGCAGACGTCCCTATGCGGACGAGTTCTTCAGGAATATCAGGCCTGCCCGCACGGTCTCTTCGGAAACAACACTGCGGAGAAAACCGCACATCAACGTCCGTCCTAAGCCGAAAGGCCGCAAGATGGGACTCTGAACTAACGGAAAAGATTTATCAACCATTAAAGATTAACGACATGAAGAAAAGAATTCTGACAGCCTTATGCTGTATCTGCCTCCTTTCGGCAGGCAGGGCACACGCCCAATGGGTAGTGACCGATCCCGGGAATCTTGCCCAGGGCATCATCAATGCCGCTAAGAACATCGTCCACACGTCCTCGACGGCTGGCAACATGCTCAACAATTTTCAGGAGACGGTCAAGATTTACAAGCAGGGCAAGGAGTATTATGACGGCCTTAGGAAAGTGAAGAATCTGGTACGCGATGCCCGCAAGGTGCAGCAGACCATTCTGATGGTCGGCGACATCACGGAAATCTATGTGACCAGTTATGAGCGTATGCTCAGTGACCCTTATTTCACCCCTGAGGAACTGAGTGCTATCGCCCTCGGTTACACGAAGCTGCTGGAGGAGAGTGCCAATCTGCTGACGGACCTGAAGACGGTGGTCAACGAGAACGGCCTTTCGATGAACGACAAGGAACGTATGGACATCATCGACCGCTGTTATACCGACATGCTGCAATACCGCAGTCTGGTGCAGTACTATACCAACAAGAACATCGGCGTGTCGTACCTGCGTGCCAAGAAACAGAATGATCTCGACCGTGTGATGGCTCTGTACGGTTCACCCAACGAACGCTACTGGTAATTTCAAGGAGGATTGCTTATGGTATTGTTGGCTGTGAATTTTGACAATCTGCACCAGATCCTGCAAAGTCTGTACACGGACATGATGCCGCTCTGTTCGCAGATGACCGGCGTGGCCAAGGGCCTTGCCGGATTGGGAGCCCTCTTTTATGTGGCGTATCGTGTCTGGCAGTCACTGGCCAGGGCCGAACCTATTGACGTGTTCCCTTTGCTGCGTCCGTTTGCTCTGGGTATCTGCATCATGTTTTTTCCGACCATCGTGCTGGGTACGCTCAACAGCATCTTGTCACCCGTCGTGACCGGAACGCACAGGATTCTGGAGACGCAGACCTTTGACATGAATGAGTATCGGCAGCAGAAGGACAAGCTGGAGATTGAGGCGATGCGGAGGAATCCCGAGACGGCCTACCTGGTGGACAAGGAGGCTTTTGACAACAAACTGGATGAACTGGGAGCTCTGGACGCTATCGAGGCTTGCGGTATGTATGTGGACCGTGCCATGTACAACATGAAGAAGTCCGTGCAGAATTTTTTCCGTGAGCTGCTGGAACTGATGTTCAATGCGGCCGCGCTTGTGGTGGACACGCTAAGGACATTCTTCCTGATTGTCCTTTCCATTCTCGGACCGATTTCCTTTGCCATTTCGTGCTGGGACGGATTCCAGGCCTCGCTGAGCCAATGGTTTGTCCGCTATATCAGCATCTATCTGTGGCTGCCCGTCTCCGATCTTTTCAGCAGCGTGCTGGCACGCATACAGACCCTGATGCTCCAGAGGGACATCGAGCAGCTGTCCGACCCCAACTTCATTCCGGACAGTTCCAATGCCGTGTACATCACGTTCCTGATTATCGGCATCATCGGGTATTTCACGATTCCGACCGTGGCCAACTGGATTGTTCAGGCCGGTGGAGGTGCAGGAAATTACGGCAAGAACGTGAATCAGGCTGCTTCCAAGACAGGCTCCATTGTGGGCGGTGCCGCAGGTGCTACTGTAGGAAATGTGGCCGGAAGACTAATCAAGTAACAATCATAAAACGAATAAGAATGGAATTCAAATCATTGAAAAATATCGAGACCAGATTCCGGCATCTGCGCCTGTTCGGAATAGTCTATCTGGGTGTCTGCACCCTGCTTGTGGGCTATTCCGTGTGGAAGGCATACAGTTTTGCCGAAGCCCAGCGCCAGAAGATCTATGTGCTGGATGAGGGGAAGTCGCTCATGCTCGCCCTCTCGCAGGACCTGGAGCAGAACCGTCCCGTAGAGGCAAGGGAACATGTCAGACGTTTCCATGAGCTGTTCTTCACGCTGGCCCCTGACAAGAGTGCCATCGAGGGGAACGTGCAGCGTGCCATGTTCCTGAGTGACCGTTCCGCCTATTCCCATTACGGGGATCTGGCCGAACAGGGTTATTACAATAGAATAATTTCGGGCAATGTCAGCCAGCGTATCGAGATAGACAGCGTGAAATGCGACTTCAACACCTATCCGTATGATGTCATGACATACGCACGCCTTTTCATCATCCGTGAGAAGAGCGTGACGGAACGCAGCCTTGTCACGCATGGCAGGTTGCGGAATTCCACCCGCAGTGACAACAATCCGCACGGGTTCATCCTGGAAGGGTTCCATGTACTGGAGAACAGGGATATCAGAATGTATGACAGATAAAACAATGTATGTATGAGAAAAATGTATGTAAAGTTCAAGGAATGTATCGGGGGCAGGCTGCGCGGCCTTTGTGACAGACTCACACCCCGTCAGAGGGCAATCGCCGTCATCGTGATGGTTTCCCTTTTCGCGCTGGTGAATTTCTACATGATTTTCCGTGCGATTTATGACATCGGACGGGAGGATGCCCGGCAGGACATCATCAGGATAACCCCGCTTGAGGTTCCCGACTTTGTGCCTGCGGATACCCTCTCCGATATGAAAGTCCGTGAGATGGAAGAGTTTTTTAACCAGTTCAACAAGTAAGATTATGAGTACAGATGCAGAAAAATTGAAACAGAAGCAGAAAATCAGGAAATATCTGGTTTTCACAGGCATGTTCCTGCTGTTCCTCGGGTGCATGTGGTTAATTTTCGCCCCGTCCGAAAAAGACAGGCAGGAGGCGGAAAGGAAGACGGGCTTCAATGCCGAACTTCCCGATCCGAAAGGTACGGGTATAGAGGCGGACAAGATGGCTGCCTATGAGCAGGCAGACATGATTCGCCGGCAGGAGGAGAAGAAGCGTACGCTGGCCGATTTCTCCGCCCTGACCGATGGACACAGACAGGATAATGTCCCGGAAACAGAACCGGCGCAGGACATTGCAAGTGAAAATGAAAGCCGTGCGTACCATTCAGGAGGAAACGGCAGGACGGGAGCCTTCGCCTCTTCAGCCTCGGCTTACAACGACATCAACGCCACTCTCGGCAGTTTTTACGAGAGTCCTGAGGAAGACCCGGAAAAGGAAGCCCTGAAAGCAGAGGTGGAACAGCTCAGACAGGCTGCCGCAGCGCAGACGGCCGGACCGAGCTACGAGGAACAGGTGGCTCTGCTGGAGAAGTCCTATGAACTTGCCGCCAAATATATGCCTTCGGGCGGCAGCACGGGAACAGCGGACAGTCAGGAGACGGAAAGTCCCTCAAGGGAGAGGAAGGCGAAAGCCGTTCCCGTCGGGCTGGTGTCCTCTCCGGTCGTGTCGTCCCTTCCTCAGCC